CTAATTTGAAATTTGCCGTTTAAAGTATAAAGCTTCTTCGTATGTAAGGGTTAGAGAATAGAAGCGGCCTTCGGGATGAGTTGATCCGATAAAAGTTGAAACCCCAACGAGTTCCCACCCTTCCGCGCCTAACTCATTTAGTACATGAGCAATTTCGCTATAAGACCTATGTGTTCCGCCCATATTAATACTCCACTTGAAATCTGATTTCTCGTCTCTAGTTGCACTTAACCGAAGGTATTCCCATTTCTGCATAGTTATCTCCTTCACATAAAGCCAAACCTAATCGCTGGGTTTAATTTTCATGTGGACATCACTTCAAAAATAGGTTCTCCATTTTCAATTGTCAACTGCACTGAATAATCCTTATGCCATCCATGTTTGTCTTGCAATTCAATTTTGATAAGATAGTTGTCCCCAACTAATTTCAAATTGCCTTTTAGTGGCTCAAAAATATTCTGAGTATAACTATCATCACTGAAAATATAGAAAACTCTACTTCCTAGCTCTCTAATAACAAGATATAAACCTTCAGCTTTTCCATTAGCCTTGATAATAATTTCTTCTTGATGCAAATCGGGGGTTGGTTTACCTACCCAGCGCGATTTTTCATGTAATATGGTTTTCCCGTTAGTAAATATTAATCTCGCATGTATATCCTCTGCGTCCCTAGTGCCTTTTCCATTCAATACCTTATTTCTAAATTCCACATAATACACCTCAAATCTCGTCCCCTGACTTCTATATCTAATGTCAGGATTTATAATCCTTGTTATTGGATCTGTAGTTAACCCCGTCGTACCAGATGCCATACCATTTAGTTCTAACCACTCAAATCCAATCAATGTAGTTGGCATATATCCCTTGCAAACATGTTCAGCAACTACATTTGGTTGAATGTTGTGGATTTCATCTAAGGCGGATTGTAAGTCCATGAAGTGCCATAACACACCAATCAAAACAAATATAACAGCAAGAGAAGTACCTACAGTTTTCCATGTTCCTAAAGTAGGAGGATTACTAGTTAAGCCAATGGCTTGTGGAATGGCCCACCAAAGGACACCCATGACCATCATAAGTGCCTTTCTGAGGTTCTTCCATCCAAACTTTGTACCCATACCCCCATTTTACCCCTCTGTGCGTCAAATGTACGGCACCACCGCCACCGGCGGCCAGTACGCCTAAAAAAGGGCGGATTCTCTTCGTTTTTTTTGTATTTTTTCCCAAAGATTGTCTATGCCGATTATAGCGGAATGTAGCTATAATACATATTAATCTTTGACCGTCTATAAGTAATTAAGCCGCCAAATGCCGGATAAACACCTAGTTGGGCGGCAATAGTTCTCAACAATCTGATAATTAGAAAGGTTATTTGATTATGATATATCAATGTAACTCTCAAGATTATCTATGCATGGTAAATCAATATTCCACTCTTATACTTGTCATTGTTACAATGGCATATGTATTATTTACAAGAAGAATGGTTGTTGAAATGCGAAAAGCTCGTGAACAAGAAATGGAACCGGTAATACTTACTACAATAATAGCGATTGGTGCAAAGGAGTGTAAGCTAAGGATACAAAATGTTGGATTTGGGCCTGCGATAAATATGAAAGCAGAAATAACTAATAAAGCGGATCGGGGTGACACTCAAATTTGGAATTATCCTGCAATGATATCTAATGGATATGAAGATTTCTTTCTCCCAATTAATATTACAAGTAATATTCCTAAAAATAACCAAAATTCAGAAAATATTGAAAAAATAATTATTGTATTATCTTGGTCAAACATTTTTGAAAAAGGACATTCTGAGAAAAGAGAATTATTTCTTAATTATCAAAATAATGATTGGTATAAAACGCATCAAATAATTCAACCAAAAGATTTACTTAATCAACTTAATGATATTAGGATTGAGTTAAAAGGTATAAAAGAAGAATTTGAAAATAGTAAAAGATTTGAAAAAGAAGAAATAATTAACTTATTAGAAAAAGCCGCCCAACCTGCGCGTGCACCGGATGCTCCAACTGGCGGCAAAAAATCACGCCGCAGAAAAGCTGCATAATTTCAAAGCAATTTGCGGCGGCTTCGCTCGGCGCCGGTAACGCGCTTTCGTTAGCGATCTGTAAATAACTCCATTTGTTCTTGGTTTAGGTAGTACTTTCTAGATTTGAAAATAGTATTTCGATAGAATAAGGAATCTGACGTGTTGATTCCGACCCACTTTCGGAAGTCCTTTATTTACATCTATGCGGTGTTTCTTTCTCCAAATATTCTTATGGTAGAGAATACGTGATGATCAATTGCGGCTGACTTCCCGCAGTCGCATTTCCGCTGAAGAACAGCATATAGTCTGCTTTGTTGTTATTGTTGGTCGGCAGTGCGAAGTACAGGCGCAGTTGCGTCAGGTTGGTTTTGTTGACGTCGTTTCTTCCAGTCACATTCAAGGTTGCACTGTACCAACCGCTGACAGGCGTTGCTCCAAAACTGCCGATCTCGTTCGCTGTAGCCGTAGCATTGAAATCCGCCAACTCCAAGGCCGGACTTATGCCGAAGTAACCTGTGCGGATATCAGCGTACAAGGTGCTTAGGATGGAAAACGGATTGGTTCCAACCGGTGAGCCGCTTGGCTTGATCTTGAGTACAGCGGACTGGATGACAACCGTATCGGGTAGTGAAACCGTGTTGAAGGATAGGATGGCGCGGTACTGGCGATTGAGATTGTCATCACCGAGTTTATACGTAGTGGCGGTCGAGTTCAGCGAGCCACCCTTGCTAGTGCCTTTGGCGGATTCGAGGATCCAACCGTCATAGGAAGCGCTGGATATGAAACTGACGATGTCTACATAGTTCTGGTTGAGTTGATCGGTGGTGAGGATGCTGGAGTAGGTACGGCACAAAGGATTGAATGTTATACCGGATTTATTCGGAGTGACTGTGCCAGACCAGTCATAGGGAACCGTAATCGCGTAGCGGCCATTGCTGGCAGAGGTAACGGTTTTGGCTAAGCCATTGATGTAGAAATGCAGCACCACGCCTGCATCTCCGGCGCTACCAGAAATGAGAAGAGGACAAAGTTGGGGCACCGAGGCACAGTTCGTTGCAGCATAGTCTTGGTTGATTTGATTTGCCGCCACCTTGCTATAGGTGCGGCTGGCTGGTGTAAAGACGAAGCGGGCCTTAGATGGCTTAACGGCACCAGACCAGTTATAGGGTACGGTAATTGTATAGTGGCCGCTGCTATTGGCAGAGGTCGAGCCACCGGTATAGGCGAGAGTGGCATTTGCGCCGCCTGCACCCAAACTGCCTGAAATAGTGTAAGTGTTCAGCGTCGCCGTGAAGTTCTGTCCGGTTAAGTCGGCGGTGACAGGGGTTGTGCTGTAATCATAGTCAACAGGTGAGAAAGTAGTGCCCGTCAGCGAAGGCGTGATAATACCGGACCACCCATAGGGCACGGTAATTATATAGTGGCCGCTGCTATTGGCAGAGGTCGAACCACCGGTATAGGTGAGAGTGGCATTTGCGCCACCCGCGCCCAAACTGCCGGAGATGGTAACGGTACAAACATGGGTTCCCTGCATACTGGGAATACTGTTCAGCCAAGACTGAAAAGGCGCATCGCTTGGTTCGCACAGATTGGTGTCGGCGAACTCAAAGTATTGTAAGTAGGTTAGGTTTTCAAAAGAAACAGGCAAGCTGCCGCTCAGTTGATTAGAAGAGAGTCCAAGTTGTATTAGTTGGGTCAGGTTGCCTAGTTCAGAAGGGACGCTTCCGCTCAGTTGGTTGTTAAAAAGGACAAGGTAAGAAAGGTTCCGCATGTTGCCCAGTTCGGGCGGGATGTTGCCACTCAGTTGGTTACTTTGGAGCCAAAGGGTACCTAGATTGGTCAGGTTGCCCAGTTCGGGCGGAATGTTGCCACTCAGTTGGTTGCTATCAAGGAAAAAGTACTCCAATTGGCTCAGGTTGCCCAGTTGAGGCGGGATGCTGCCACTCAGTTGGTTGTCACCGAGGCTAAGTTTTGTTAGTAGGGTCAGGTTGCCCAATTCAGCCGGGATGCTGCCACTCAGTTGGTTAAAACCGAGGTTAAGGTTTGTTAGTTGGGTCAGGTTGCCCAGTTCAGGCGGGATGCTGCCACTCAGTTGGTTACCACCGAGGCTAAGGTTTGTTAGTTGGGTCAGGTTGCCCAATTCAGCCGGGATGCTGCCACTCAGTTGGTTGTAATGGAGGCTAAGGTTTGTTAGTTGGGTCAGGTTGCCCAGTTGAGATGGAATGCTGCCGCTAAGTTGGTCGAATCCGAGAAGAAGCTCACCTACATACCCACTAACACAATTCACCGCATACCACGAGCAGGGGGTGTTCGTCTGCAGCCAGTTTGTATTGTTTGTCCAACTTGCGCCGTTCGTGCTGTTATAAAGCGCTACCAAGGCTTCGCATTCGCTCTGCGGGATTTCTGTCACCAATGAACAATCTGTTGTGACGCCGGGTGCGGTGAAATTCTGATTGGTCAGCGACGATCCAACTAAGCCGGGCGCAGAGTTAAACGAGTGCGCTGAGGCGTTGCCGCTCGATATCGCCGCTATTAGCAAAACAGAGAAGATTATCGAAATTGGTTTTTTTGTGAACATGGCAACCCTCCCGGGTGCGATGAATGGCTAATAACAATCCGCATCAACTTCAACGTAAAATATAATATTACTTTACACCGTTTTACGATGCATTCAAAGTGATGTTTGTCACTTTCATCGCCCTTCGCCACTTCACTTGCTTTAGACAGCTTTTCCTGGCTGTTCCCTTCGGGGTCGCGGTCGCAAGCTCTCGATAAAAACCCCAACGGTTTGCGTTATTGGCAGGTGGGCTACACGACTAAACGGGAATTAAGATCGTAAGGTGCTAATTAGAACAAGTGTGCTATAATTATTCATCTTACCAGTAGGAGTACAAATGGCCCCAACAAAACTATCCATTGCAACGTTGATCGCAACCCTCACCGGACGCTCCGTGGCGTCCCTGATGAACGGCCCGTCTGCCATTCAGGACACAGATATTCCCGGCCTGGTTGCCAACATCACTTCCGCTCTTGCGCCTGGAGATGTGTTCCCGACGACCGTTTTGTCGAAGTACGTTTCCGGTGACACCGCAGATGTTATCGCCGATGCTGCCGGAATGCTGCCCGCTGATGTGTTTACTGGTGCACCCGGAGTGGCGAAACTCGTCGCCTGGGCAGTTGCCAACATGACGGCAATTGCTGCGGGGACTGGCGGCACAACGGCCTTAGCTGCTTGGGCCACTGCGCACGGATACACCCATTCCTAGGAGATAACGCATGACAATTCCTTTACGAGTACCTACCGCCGCGGGCATCGGAAATGCCCTTTCTGTTCTTCAAGGCCACGCTGAACCACAGTTTACTGATGGCCCGATGGCACTGACGAGCAGTGACATCGCCGCTTTGATGGCGAACCTTTCATTACTGGTTTGGCCGGAGGAACTGTTCTCCGCCACAGCACTGCGAGCTTGGTATACCCGGGCTGGTCCATCCTAGTTCTAACAAAAGAGCGTCCGCAAGGACGCTCTTTTTAGTTACCACCAAAGAATATGGCTCTAAACAATATTCCCGAAGCTATAAGCGCAGCGCCTCCACAAAAGACCACCATCAAAAGCAGGATCATCGTGCGGGTCATTTTTGCGACTTGCGATTTACTTAGAGAGGGCGTTGGCGTGGGTTGAGTAGGCATGCCTGTCATTGTAGCACTTCATTGGTTCGTAACGCCTCTTTGTGATACAATGCGCTTATGAGACGCAAGTTACTTGCGAATTCTTGTCTCCAGCATCGAGATGAAGGCTGGAGAAGGGCTTTTATCAAGAGTTTGGATGGCGGCAAAATAGTTTGAGCGAATGCGACCAAAGTTATTTGCCGGGACAAAGACGTACGTTCTGTCTTTGATCCGAACACGAAGGTACGCCGGGTGAGGTATAGCCTCACCCTTTTTTGTTTTTACCCAGATGTCGAAAGCAGTCCGATCCTTTGCGACAACGGCGATGTCATTCATTGATGATCTCAATGAAGCGTGCATGCCAGGCGCAACCACCTTCGGTGAAGCCCTGTGAACAGATCTTGACCTTCAGTGGGCCTTGAGAGAAGCGGTGCTTGATCTCGCGTTTGTCTTCCATGGTGAAACCCGTCCCGACTGAACCCAATGGTTTCCCGTCCAGACTGGTGATTGTCATAGCACCAAAAGCGTGTCCCTGCCCCGTAGTTGTAGTAAGCGCGGTGACCATCGCATCGAATTCGTTCAGGTACTTGGTACGAACATACCCATCATCCGCGCGCTTGCCGGCGTACAAAGGCAGACCAACCCTGAACCAAACTTCCCCTTCGTGCTCCAGTTCCTTCTGGGTTGCGCAAAGGTGAGCTTTCTCTTCAGTGGTACGCGCAGTCGGAAGATAGGCGATCTTGTAACCAGAAGGTTTTGCAATGCGCTGGGCAATGATCCTGCCCCGCTCAATACGCTCCTTCTGCGTAGGAAGATTGGTTCCTGTGTGCCACAAGCAGGAGAACACATAATACATCTGCTGCGGCGGGGCAGAGTTTCCGGCGTCGGAATTAGCCGTAAGCGCCTGTGGTCCAGTGCGATGTTCCTTACCCTTCAAGTCCAGATAAGTAAGCTCACCTTCGAGAACGAATGGACCAAAGCCTTCTGCTTCCTCTCTCAAGGCAGCATCGATCTCTGCGCAAGGCGCGCCGTTCAGTTTCATCTGGCGAGACTGATAATAGACTTCGTTCGGCGTCGCGAAAACGATCAACTTGTTCCCGTCGATCTTGGGCTGACCCCAGTAACCCAAATTGTTGATGTAGTACTCGCGGGTCTTCAATCCGTCAACCGGCTGCATGGGAGAAAACTTCCCGGGCTGCATGTCAGTAGGAAACTCCGCAATCATTCTGCATTCTTCGGCCACTGCTTGAGCAACCAGCGGTCCAACTTTAATTTCTATTCCGCCTTCCAAGACCACGCCCTCGAGACTGGCTGCCTTCATATAGAAACCGGCTGCCATTTCCGGGTAGCCGCAATTCATGGCTTGTTGAGCAAGAGCCAGGCATTTGGGTGCGGCAATGGACGTGCCGTAAAGCCCCAGGTAACTTGTTGCCCCCGCCCTACCCGGCATGTTCTGGAGATTGCCTACGATCACGCGTTCTTGCCAACGTTTGATGATCTCAGCCGGCACCTTCTTCACTTTCTTGGTATCAATATATTCTTGCAGGTTCACGTTTGCCTCCGTTGAAACGACTTTCCTCTATGCGCTGCTTTTCCACTACGTCTTCGGTTTGGATGAGCGACACCACCCTTCTGACTGCTTCGTTGTAGGTTGGGGAAGGATGTTGATGAAGTCCATCCGCGAAACCTCTCAGAATAAGCTGGGTTTTTGCCAGCGAACGGTAACAGTCATAGAACCTGTTGAACCAGGTGGCATCCCAACTCGTGGCCGATGCGCTCTCGCGGTATTCCACTTCCGGAAGATACCCTTTACGCAGAAGCTCCACGAAACCTCTTCGCAAAAGAGCATCCGATGCCCTGACTTGTTTAGTTGCCATCAGGGAAGATATCCTCCAGAGCTTCGTAAGCCTCTTCGGCGGTGACCTTATCGGCGTCACCGAAGTCTGCGAAAACTTCGGAGACTTCGTATTCATCAATGTTTCCGAGTTTTTCGGAAATACTGCTGACCACTTTGGCCTGCAAGGCGCGCGCTTCCTTGAATTGTTTCCAAAGAGCATCAAACACTGCTTTCGACTTTTCGTTGAGCTGGGTGTACGGAGTAAGTTTCATGAATTCCTTTCGTCGATCTCTTTTTGGATTTGTTCCGGCGTGATAAGCGCCGCAATAATTCTGAGCATGTTCTTGTATTTCACGCCTCTGGCTACCTGACAGATGCCGTCCGGAAATCCATTTTCTTTCAGCGCAGCATCCATAAGATTTCGGTACGCAATACGAATGTCCCTTGTTTTAGTCGGGTCGTACTTTGGGTTTTGTGTTTGTGTGCCAACAAAGCAATATGCAGTTTCCATGAAGTGACCTTGTTCGTGTTGCGCCATAAGGATTGCATTTATTTCATCGCTCACAAGTGGATTTGATCTGTAAGAATATCTCGACATGATCACCGCTCTCTAGGCAACATCATGATGAAGCCGCCACTTTCTGCGTCGGCGTATCCTACTTCAACGTAGATCTTTATTTCCGGCAACGGAAAGTCGGTGTACGGAATTCTTTGCTGGGCTAATATTCGGCCATCGCCATCATCACCCACCAGGGTCGCGGTCTTGTCAGGGTTTTCTTTGAGCCTCCAGACCTGAAACTCTTCTTTCTGCACAATTGCATTGGTTTTGATGTGCGAAAAAATGGCGTCGAGCAACCATGCTGCACCGTTGTCAGCAAGGAACTTTATCCCGTCTGTGTAAAAGAACCGACGATCTATCCAGTGGCGATACCAGGTATTGGTACCGTTGACGAACCCAGCCAAGCCCTGAGAGAAGTCGGCAGCATTCATCGCGACCCCAATGCTTTTGCGATCTTCCTGCATTTGAGCCACTCGGTAGCAATAAGATCCATATCTTTTACGGTAACTCCAATTCCACCGCGCAAGAGTTTGCCAGACTTGCCAATGCCGCTCAAGAGCACCACTGTGTTGGTGTACGAAATAACCACCTTGCGAATGTCTCGTAGTCCATTGCGGTTTTCCATCCACGAATAGTCTGTAACTGATATATCCAAGTCTTCCATAGTGCCTCCTTACATATTTGCGGTTTGAGCCAAAAGCGTCCAATCGTCCTGGCGGGTTTTGGTTTCCGTTGTCGGAAACTGAAGCTGCACCGTTCCAGCGCGTACCACCCACTCAGGAAGTTTTGCCGGATAAAAAGCCACGACACACGGCCATTCCGGATCGGCGGGAAAGCGGTTGAAGACAATGATCCACACCCCTTCCTTCATTCTCAGCGTTCCCATGGAACCCATCGGCACCAGACCAGCTAACTTCTTGTCTTTCCCTTTTAGCTGCCGACCATCCTTTATCTTCGCTACCCCCGGCCAGGTCTGATCGCGCGTGATCATTACTTGATCGCCGATCTTGAGTTCGGTTTCTGTTTCGACGGTTTTGGTTTTCATTCGTCCTCAAAAAGAACGAGTTTGCCGTCCGCCATGTACAAAATGTCGCTGTCGTAGTTCCATGGGAGTTCGTGCTTGACTGCATACTCCAACCAGGGCTGAATAAATTTATCCAGTTTTTCAGGAGTGCATTCTTCGAGGTCAAAATCGGACGCTGCCAAAACTCCTTCTACCGAACCATTCAAGTTCAGTTTCCGAATGTCGTCCGTGTCATGCGGAAGGACAGCGAATACGCCAATGTGAGCCGGTTCAAAACTGTCGTCATTGGGGTACCAAGTCCCGATCCAAATTGCAGGTTTTTCTATCATGGAACGTCCCAGTCCTTTCCATTACGATGCGCCCAGAGAGAAGTGATCGGCTCGGCGTTTTCGTTGTTGAGTTCGTACACTTCTACGTTGACACCACTACCTTCGTCCGAGGCGATGTGAATGGACAGGTCGCCTACGGTTATCCAACATTCCTTGCCGGCCAGCTTGTAGTCGCTGGTTTCACCACCTTCGTGTTGTAACGGTTCACACTCCCAGCAGCAGTCAGGACAGGTCGTGTTATCGCAAGAGCAGCCCTCGTGATTTTCACAATCCAGATCATGAGGATTGTGAACATCGTCGTCTTTTACATGGCATCGGCATACCTGACATCTAGCCATAACTTGTCCATCCCTTCTCTTCGGGCATGATGCCGCTGTTCGCGAGCGCCTTGGCGAAATTCGAGGGCTCAAACAAATCTTCGTGACTGAAACTGAAGTAATACTTCCCATCATCCAGTTGATCGTATATATCGCCATCGGAATATCGAAATAGCCATACCGAGTTGCAAATCTCATTTGCACAAATTGCGATGGCAGGTTCTTCGGAACGTTCAGCAATGAAATCCAGCAACTCCAGATAGGTCTCTGGATCTTGTTCGACTTCAAGGCGAAGCTTCTCGACCATATCCTCGCTTGCTTCCTGTCCGTCCGATGTGAGCCAGTTTCCCAACTGTTCACTGGAGAAGCTTCCGTGCAGCTTTAGAAAATTCTCGTGCGTGGCTTCGAGAACCCATCCCCAGTTTGGTGCAGTTCCTGAACTCATAACGCCTCACTTTCCGTTGTCGGAATGTTTTCGCTTGATCTTCCTTGTAGTCTGGTCCTGCCCCATGTCGGACCCGAAGATCCTCATGGCTGCGCCGTTACCGTAACCCGTCAAGCGACAAGAGCCGGCATCGCCTTCCACCCAACTTCTGGCTCGAAAGACGGCGAATATTTCGACTGGCACAAATGAATTCAAGCTTTTGCGTGCGCTTTGAACCAGATGTGCCAACCATTTTTTCTGTGTATCATTGATGTCGTCGATTATTAGACCCATGCTTCACCCGACGCCGCAAGGCATCTAGTCTTTGTACGGGTCCTGGATTTCTCCGGGAGCCATCAACACAACGATGGGCTTCAGCGTGTGAAGTACTTTGATGGTGTCTTCCTGTGCCTTGAGAACGCTGCCCAACGGCCGGTAGACCTGCGGGGCTTCGTCGGTGTCTCCACCCAGCAAAAGTACGTGCTGATCGTGCAAAATATCGTTCATCATCTGGTGCGAGATCGCGCCTGCTCCAGTACGGATCATCTTTCCTTGAACCCACTTCTTCTTTCCAGCAGCCTGGGTGCGCGACATTACACGTCCTGCGCCATGAACCGTCGAGAACAAAGCAGCCCGGGAAGTAGGAGTATCCACACCTTCCACGATTGCAGAGATGTCGCCCATCGACCCGCCGATAAATCCTTGTTGACCAGGGAATGCCGGCGTAGCACCTTTTCTCACCACCCAGAATTCCTGCCCTTCATGGACTTCTCTCCAGGCAAAGTTGTGATGGTTGTGAACGCGCTCCGTGGATCGAGCGCCCATGATGCTCAGAACTCTAATGACCACCCAGCTACGCCCAGCCATTGCGTAATCGCCAGCCAATTGCATGGCAGCAATGTACTCTTTGCCAAGTTCCGAATTGGCGTCCAAGATCGTGGGCGCCTGCATGATGCCGTCTTTCCCGCCACCGGCTTTGATGTAGTGCGTGGCAATTCCGTGGCCTAGACCGCGTGAGCCGAAGTGGACACCCACCCACAGCCAACCGGCCTCATCCTCCAGGATGTCCACGAAATGGTTGCCCGCACCCACCGTGCCCAATTGAGCCTGAGCCTTTTGTTTCAAAGCCTGAAGAACAGGGTTGTTCCAGATATCCGCAATAAACATTGGATGATCCGCCTGGTCATCATTGTTGGTTCGCCCAATGCCAAACGAAATCGAGTTATAAATCTCGTGCGCGAGGTCTTCCCAATAAGCAACATTGGCTCTGCGGAAATCGGTTTTGACTGCAAGATTTCCGCAGCCAATATCGTACCCAACCCCGGAAGGCGAAACTACGCCTTGATATGCAGCCACTCCGCCAATCGGCATGGAATATCCTAGGTGTCCGTCGGCAGCCAGGATCGCTCGATGCACACGAGGGTCCGCAGCGACCATCTTGATCTGTTCGATGGTGTTTTCGTCATGTTCCCCGAACTCAAAGATTTTGTCAGCGATCTGTTTCATGAAGTCCTTTCCGTTGTCGGAAACAATGTTAGCTATCCTGGGATTTCCATGGCGTCATCGTACTGATGATTTGATCCCAATTCGTCGCCCTTAGAAGCGTACGGTTGCGCCTGTTCCAGGGTTGATCGAACAGAATGTTTGGAGCATATCCAAATTTCTCAGTAAGATTGGCAACGCAATCGTCGATCAGGAAGTCGCCACGAACCAGTTGTTTATTGTGGCAAATAACGATGTCTTCCGCAAAATGCCAGTCTTTGGCAAGGGAAAAACCGTGCTCCCGCAACCAAACTATTTTCGCCATGAAGAAACCGGAAGTCAAAAAAACGATCTCGTGACCCATCGAGCGCAAGGTCTGCACCCCTCTCAAGGCTCCCATGATTTCTGGGGCATCTTTATAGAGACTTTCGTCACTGAGATAGTCGTAGATTTTGGTTCCACAGTCGAGCTTGACGAACTTATGAATATTCCAGTCCGTGATCTGGTCTACCGTAAGGTTGTCGCTCCAGTCACGGTTGTACCTTGCCAGCCAGGGAACATGCGTGTTGGCGCATACACCGTCTACATCAACAAGAATTCTCATCAGGCTCCTTGTACTTTCACGTCGAAGTTCAGCGCATAAAGTGCGCTCAACCTTCTTGAACTGTCCTTGTACTCACGCTTCGTCATCAAGATGTGGAACTCGCCCTTCTCCCTGGCGTGTTGTCCACGCAAACCGCGCTGACCCAGTTCGGCCCTTCCGCCCAGCCAGTCCACTTCAATGATCCGACTGACGTCGACAGACACGCCGGCGTCCCCTACTTTCGAGATCACGAAAGTTTTGGCGTCCTGAATGGCTTTGTATTGCTTAGAGGTTCCCCCACTGATGAAAGGCACCTTTAGGCGCTTCGCGAGTTTCTCTCCAATTACCAACCGATACACGAATAGCATGGTCTTGGCCCGGGTAGGTGTCTTGACCAACTGCTCGGCGAGATCGAGCTTCTCCAGTTCGGCATCCACCAACCAGATGATTGTTTCGGGCGGTTGCTGAGAAGGCCAGTCCATTCCTACAGGAATGCCACACAGAGCGGGTATGATGTCTTCTTTGCCGTCTTCACGCCAGGGAGTGGCAGATAAGCCAATACGTGCACTGGAGCGTATCTGAGAGGCACGCATTCCCATATCCGCCGGCATGTGCTGGATTTCATCGTAAATTACGAGGGAATAATCCCCTGTCAAGGGTTTGCTTTTCAGGGATTGGTAGGTATGGAATTCCATCTCGGAGAGAGCGTGTGGACAGAAACTTCGGATACGGGCTTCCCATTGTTCAAGAATGGAGCGGCGCGGAGCAAGCACGATTTTGCGATAAGGGAATACGTCGATGGCATATAAACCAAAGAACGTCTTTCCCGATCCACCTGTGGCAAACACGGATACCGCCGAATACTTGAGGAATGTTTGGAAATCCCGTTCCTGCTCAGGGCGAAGAATAACCTTCCCACTGGATGCCCGGAGAAGAGATGCGTGGATGGCCTGCGGTGTGTACGGAAGAATGCCCATCCGGACCAGGTTTCGCAGAACGTCAAATCGACTGCGAGCGGTTAGATGCAAACGTTCTCCGCGGCGCTGAACGAAAGAATGACTTCCGCCCAATGCTTGAAAAGCCTCTTCGGGATTACCGTGATCAACCACCAACCACTCCCCGTCCAGATGAGCACCGAATGCAGGCGGCGTGTACCCCAGTTCCCCGCGCAACCAGGCAGGCAAGGGCGTGATCAGGTCGATGAAACGGGAAACCTGATAGATCACGTACTCGCCTTCGGTGCGCACCGGCCAGCCGGCACGAAAGTCTATGAACCGTGGAATAATCAGCTCAAACACATCTGCGTTTCCGCGTACATGGGCCGGGCGCAGTATGTAAGGCTTATGAGTGAATAATTCCAAAGCTTCCGGATCGATCCCGGATAAATCGAAGCTGCGCTGAAGTTCCATGAACTCACGCTGTCGTTCCTCCACGACACCCCGCATGTTTTGCAGGGTGTCGCTTATTTCTTGCAGTTGGTTGTTCGCAATATCGAATATGGTCATGCGTCTCCGTTGGAAGTATTGTAATCCATTTGGACATTAATTGCAACACTTAACGAATGCGTCTCCGAGTTCTTCGTTCATCCGACCGAACTCTTCGGATGTAGGGATACCGGCGGCGCTGCTGCAACAATCTCACGGCATGGATTTGACCCGGAATGTCTGCGACCGGAAACCCCAATGCTGCCAGATGCGCAAATGCAATCCAATCCGCACCGCGCGACAAAGAACCACCTACTTCTTCAAGAACTCTTTTCATCGCCGACATGGGAACCTTCCGTCGTCGGAAACTTGTGCCAGGTGGCCTCGAGAGAAGAAGTTTCCTTGTTGAATACCAACGTTGTGCCCTTGTACAGTTTGGCCTTTGCAAGTTCGGGCATTTTTTGCCACAGCCGCGACCAAAGCATATTGAGCACGACTTCCCTCAAATGACGCTTGAGAACATGAATACGCTTGCTGTCCTTGGCGTCCAGCATCACTGGTCCAGCCAACAAGTCCAGGATGCCTAAGCTGACTGTAATTCGGTCTGGGTAGTCTCTAATAAAGCCCATTGAATTTCTGCTCCATAGGTCATAAGTAATCTCATGTAAGCCTGCACAGCACGCCGACCACGTTCGGTCAGCCTTGCTTCATACACATTGAGTGCCGGCTTACCGTTATCCAGTGTGGCTCCGTACAAATATCCAGGGAAAGTGATGCCACATACATCGAGGTTCAAATAATCCTTGCCATCCTCGCATACGATTGTGGAAACTTCCGTAGCGTGAAGGCGCGCCAAGGTTTGCCTGGCTTCCTCGACGAACTTGCCGGCGTCTTCCTTGGCGAATTCTTTCGGCAGATCCCAGCTAAGTTCAACCGGTTTCTTTGGAATAACAAAACTATGTCTCATTTTCTTCCTCCTCCAACTCATCCTCAGACAGATCGTCGAAGTCTTCGTCAGTGGTTTCGTCCACGTGGTATTGAAGCGCGGGGTCGTATGGTTCTGAAGTAATGAAATAGCCCAGGCGGTTGACGTAATGCCAGCCTTCAGTGATCTCGTCGGCTTCTCCGCTAATCAACGTCCAGACGCGATTGGGATATTCCAAGTCCGCCTGCGCGCGCACAACTGCCTCGTACTCGGGACCGTAAGTCTCAAACATGAAGCCGTCGTATGGGGCGTTCGGGTTCAAGGTGTTCTTGATGGGCTGAAACATTCTGACCCATTGTTCCCAGCCCAGCCGCAGCACCCCGTTCTTAGGCCGCGGAGTACACTCGCTGCACCGGGTAATGTCCACGCCGGCATCTTCGTCGGCTCTGGCGCGAATAGCATTGTGCCCGTGCCATAAACACGTTGAGCACTCAGTAGAGTGGTCATGAGTTTTCAGCGTGCACTTGCCGCATTTCGGACAAACAGTATCTTCGTCACCGCACTCCCCCCAAGTGATCAACCATTCGGGTTCCTTCTCGAACGTTATCATTCCGATGGCGGAAACATCTTTCGTGGGGTTCTTTCGTCTCCACTCGTCTTCTGCTCGGTCGGCAATTTCGCATTCAACACAGGGGTCTTCATCGTCGACTTCAAACGAGATAAGTTCTTTCCGCCAAGTATGGTTCAAATAGCAGATCGCCAGTTCAACATCAATATTCATGCGTCCTCCAGTTTCCAAATGGAACACATACTGAACATTTGTTTCAGGAACATCCGTGCTATACTGCAAAACAGAGGTTCTCATGAAAACTACAAACGACATCACCTTGAGAGTGGCACTTCAGAATTACGAACGAGACCTAAAGGCGACCAACAAAGCCCCTAAAACCCTGCGCGCTTACATGGACGGCCTGAAAGAATGGGGCCTGGAAATAGGTCTTGACCGGCAGGTATCCACCCTGTCCATTACCGACGTCCAGGATCACATCATTTCTCTCAAAACTCATTCGGGTTCAAGGACCGGTTCCTTGCTATCCACCCACACCATCGCAAAACGCTATGCGGTTATTAGAACGTTCGTTCGCTGGCTACACACACACGGGTGGCTCTCTTCATTGATATTGGATGGTTACCAGGCGCCCAGAATTACAAACGAGCTTCCGGACCCCCTCAGCCCAGAAGAAATCGTGCGCTTATTCGCGGTCTTGAAAAACGGCCATACCTTCCGGGACAAAGTAATCATCGAGTTCTTTCTAGATACCGGTGTTCGCCTGGAGGAGTTGGCCGGATTGACCATGGGCAAAATCGATATGGACGAGGGTTGGGCCACCATCATGGGCAAGGGACGCAAGGTGCGCCGCGTTCCCCTGGGCCCAATCCTGGTCCGGGATCTGTACGAGTACATTTCTGTGTACCGCAAGCCATTACATTCCAGTGAGGACGCAGTCTTCCTGGACGAACATGGTGAGTTGAATGGCAGCCGCATGAAGTATGAAGCAATGCGCGTCATGGTCACCAGACTTCTGGGCAGCATCCGTGCGACCGGCAAGCATGGGCCGCATACCCTGCGTCATACCTTCGCCACCATGTACCTCAGAAACGGCGGTTCCCTAGAAGGACTGCGCATTATCATGGGGCACACGGATATCAAGGTCACTCAGCGATATATTCATCTTCTAGGATCGGATGTTCATAACGAGCATCTGCGGGTATCCCCGCTGGAGAGCTTGAGATGACATGCACAAGCGCAAGACCTTGATTTGTACTTTGTTCACCTTGCTCCGCCTGTTGAATAAGCAGGCGGAGTTTCTTTCTCTGCTCCGCTATTTCAGCCATCCTTCAATTTCGAGCAACGCCTTCTTGGGTTCACCCAAGATCCAATCATCAATATCCTTGTATTCCTCGGGCGGACGCTTGAGTTCTGCTCGCAACGCTTTTGCGCGTCGGACCGCGTACTGATCCATCTTGTAACGGACGTCTGGGTCGGGATCGTTGTCTGCCACAAGAATTCTTTTACTCGTCCAGATCATGAACGGCAGCAATTCTTCACACGACAAAGCTTCTCCACCGGTGGGCGCACAAGCCAGGAAGCCGTGCTGCTCTAGAAGCATCGCGGCGATCTCGCCTTTGACGATCAGGATCGGATCGGTTTTGTAGTAAATATCGTTCAAGTGAAACAAGCCGTTGATCGAGCCTTCCAATGCGCCGTATCGATCACGGTGAGAGATGGAGTGAATGTTGCGCATCTTGATGCCCTGAAGCCTGCCGAAATGAAAGGTTGGCATGGTCATCCAGGTTCTACCAAACATCTCTGACTGACCGACCATGTTGTTTTCCAGGGTCTTTTTGGTCAAGCCGCGCAGTTTGGCGTACTTTATCGCCTCGTCTCCAGGTGGAGTAAATACTTCCCACGCATCATTTGGAAGCAGAGGAGATTTACGAACCTTCTCCGGCGGAGACATCTTGTAACCACTGGTAAGAAGGGTCAGGGCGCGTTTGACGTGCTCCCCGTTCTGACTGTCGTAACCCGATATTTGAAGATAACCCACCAAATCGATCACGTCCCCGGATGCTCCGCAAGCGCCAAAACAATGAAAACGTTGATGTCCATCCTTGAGAGAAATGCTGAAGGACGGCGTATTGTTGTGATGAGGGTGATTGGGCATCGGACAAACGATCACCTTCTTGTTACTGGGGATGCCTAGTATTGCGAACATATCGTAGAGCTGTCTGGCATCGTGAACACGGGAGTGCCGTATGCCTTTACGGGTTACCATAGCACTCCTTGCGTCAGCTTGATCTCGCCTGCTGACGGCTGACGAATGTCCTCCGTGGCCGCAAAAACCCAGTCGATGTAGGCGTATTTCTGGGCATTGATGACGGTCCATTCTTGTCGAACCCAGTCGTACGCGCGATCTTTGGATGCAATGGCAGTCTTGAAACGAGACACGCTATCTTGAAACCCCGGCTGCACGATCTTTACCTTCAAAGTATTTTCGTTGATTGCGTGAATAGATAACATAGCTGCCTCCAATGACCCAAGTGCCGTGAGGCACCTGGGACTACTTACAGCGAAAATGTTTGCAGCCAGTTGTTGGGAATGTTGTGAACAAGCCGATGGGGGATTGCGTCTCCCTGAACGATCTTGCAAACCGCATTACCAATATGACCAGCGGCTATGGCAGCCGTAAAAAAAGTCGCTTTCTCTGTGCAGGGAACGTCCGGAATATCTTCCTCATGCGTGCTCATAAGCCTGGGGCCGTAGCTGTCTGCACATCCCACGTTATTCAGCACCAGGAAATGCTGGTACTCCAAAGCACCCATTCTTGCGTCCAAATAATAGGACCAGCGGCTCGTGGAATTGCATAGCGCCAGCCAGATTTGCTGACGAGCCAGGATGCTATCCACTGCGGAAATCACGAGCGTGGCGCGCAGCGTTGCGTCCGGGCCAATGCGCTCCGGGCTGACCATCAAGCTAATATCGTCGGAGTATTCCTGAAGAGCGAAGCCGAGTGCTTCCACTTTCAGCTTTCCTACGTCGGAAACCTTGTGGAGCTGAGTGGCGATATTCTCTTCACCCACGATGTCGTCATCGAACAGAACCATGTTCTGTACACCCATCTTCGCCAGGGTCAAAGCAGTGATCGCTCCAATACCGCCGGCGCCAATGATTGCTACACTAAAGCCGGTGGGAATGTTGTAAATATTTTGGTGTCTGGTGTGATCCATTACACGCCTCCAAACAGACTGTGACCGAAGAACTTGGGGCCACCAACGTTTTCTTCTTCATCATCGTCTTCAAGCCCGTCCCAGAGTTCGTCTTCTTCCAGCCAATCGCTTTCAGCATCAAACGCTTCTGATTGAAAGCGTTCCCGGCGCGGCTTCTCTTCCTTAATCTTCTCGATATTCAACGCGGCCTCGAGAGCGAAGCAGGGCTCCACGGGGATATGCACCGTTGCGCCGTTTGGTCCGTAGGTATCGTAACGACCCACCCAGCCATACGGAGTGCGTACCATTGAAATCGACCACTTCACCATATCCGGCACACCGCCAAATGGCTTGTTCCGGCAGGTATCGTCGTCGATGCTGGACCAGTTGTCCGGACCAGGAATGCCCCTGCCGAGTGGATGGCGATGGAACCACAGCTTCATTTGCCTGGCGTCGGGCCGCTGCATAAGGCCCAGAATTTTCCTGGACGGAATTTCAGTCAACCCCTCGGAGCCTACGTCTAAAACCACCGCGTCGTACACGTGAAAGGCTTGATGCCCCGGGTCGAGTTCAACGAACCCAAAACCCGAAAACTCCTTGCCATGAGTTTGATTGACGTAATTCTCCAACTTGACCATAACCAGTGGATCTACAACGATTTTCATGCTGGCTCCTTGATTTCATTTGTGTCAAAATCCAAGTTCTTGATCCCCCCGTGCACCAACGGAGAGCTTGGGTTGTACCTGCTCAGGTACAAATACAGAAGTCGGAACAATTCCGGAATGTCCGGGATGTCCAACAACAAACGAACAGGATTTCCAAATCCGCCCCAGCAAGTACGGGGTTCTTTATCCAGCGGGTGAACCGTACTGTCCATTTCGTAGTCCACCTTATGGTGTGGGTGGCGTGCATGGGAATACGGCTGCTTGAGTGGAATGAATTGGAAATCATCCGGACAGCAATTCGCAATTGCATCCAGGGACAAATAGACCGCGTAAGACCCCAGGTAATATTTGCGATCACACCCATCTCCTTCGATCACAATGGGCTTGGTGACGCCCACCAGATACTTTTTCCCCTTACGGATCGTGGTGGTGAATTCCTGATACGGTAGGACCCGCAGGCGCGTCATTTCGTACTCAAGTCCAGATCGATTGTCCGAATGACCCACCCGCAATACTGACAAAATGTGCGCATGAGCAGAGGCGCGCATTTTCAAATACTTTGCAGCGCCAGACGGGTATTCTGCTGCGTGCTGCTTTTCCTGGTGTATGAATGTCTCGTAGACCTGCCTTAGATACTCCAGGAACTCTACGGACACGCTGGCGCGTGAAATAGTTTTGATTGCCATAAAGCCTCCAATGAGAACGAAAACCCAGGCGTTAGCTGCCTGGGTTTCTGACGTCAGAAACTACGACTATCCGCCCTTGACGTTGCCGATCAACGTCACGGTCTGCCCGCCTGAAACGAGAGCGGTCATGTCAATCGCTGCGCCATCGACGTAGCAATCAACCTTGCCGCTGTAGGTCAGGTTGGCGCGCACAATAAGTTCATTGAGCGGAGTGGGCTCGAGCACAGGAACGTACTTGGGTGAGCCGCTGGGAACCATGATCTTGACCAAGGTGGCCGGATCAATGTTGTTGTCCGAGAGGAAGTTCAAGTCCTCTTCGGGGGTGGCTTCCGGCATGGGGATGTTGGAAGGGGTCTCGGTATCATCGCTGCCGCCGAGGGTGGGATCAAACTGATCAGTCATTGTGTACCTCCATGGAATGTCCGCAGTATAAGCGGGACTGGAACAATTGTCAAGCAAATGGTAGACGATTGTTCCTTTTTGAATTACAATAGAAACAGTGCCGAAAGGCATCTGGAAGGAATTTATGGATACCCCCGCTGTACGACACATCAATCTTACGATTGCAGAAAGAGCCGACTTGGCCCAGCAGCAAAAGATCGAAGCCGCTGTCGCTATGTTCCTTGATCTTCAGCACGATCATACCTGGAAGGAAATAGCCCAGTCGTTGGATATGAGCCTGGCTTCGCTCAAACGTCTGAGCCAGACCACTGAATTCAACGCAACCTATCAGAACGCCTTATCAGTAGTTGGACACGACCCGCGCCTCGCCGCCATCACATCAAGCCTTGGGGACCTGCTGCCCATGGCGTACCGGCGATTGAAAACCATTTTAGGTAATCCCCAGGGAGATGACCGCGTTGCCATGCGCGCTATTGAGAAACTGTTCGAGTGGACGAAGCTGACTGAGAGCGACGCATCCGATGATCCTGCGGCTCTGACAGCTTTCTTCAAGAACAACGGAGTTCAGGTGGAAGGTAATCTCCAACTTGTCAACATCAATGTTCCGAGCGAGTACCTGGAAGCCTTTGGAAAGTTCCTCTCTCCAGGCAAAGTACCAGAAGTGATCGATCTGGTGGCCGAGCCCGCTGAACCTGCTGAATAAACAAAAATCACCATACTTACGAATAAGTATGGTGATTTTGTTATGCCAATTCGCCGCGCTGAAAGGCTTCCATCAACCCCAGAGCTTCGTTCCACAGTTGTCGGTAGCTCGGCGGATACGCCGGATCTTTCGCATCCGCGATCTCCTGGCGAAGCTCCTCGGTTGTTGCGGACACAATGGGGTGCCCTTCCCAATATACAATCAGAGTGTCGGCATTAGCTATTTCCCCAATGAATGCTTCGCCACAAAGATAGTAATACATGCCTTTGTCTTCGTCTTGGTGCTTGAACGTTTGAGACCTGGGTATAAACAACATTCGGGAGATGATCGCAACCGCAACCACCGAACATAAAATGCCTTCCCATGTTAGATCACTGAAAATGAGCCCTATTCCCAGGGCTATCAAGATCAGAGCCGCAACTACGATTGTTTTTGTTTTGGTTTTCATGGTCAATCCCACCAGAAACGGAACGAGAATTCCAGTTTGTCATTGACGATCACATCGTATTCATCGGCGCGATAAGACGCTGCAATTCTTTTTAGTGCGACTTCCATTTTTGCGTAATCCGGTACGCCGGCGTTCAGATAGTTATTCTTATAAACATGCAGGTAAAGCACCGTGCTGTTTTCTCGCCCCACCTCATAGTAATGATGATACGCTTTATTGGGCACAGCAGGAACGGCATCGTCGATTTCCTGGATCATACCTGGAGATGCGACAGAGTAAGACTTTCGAGAATACTCCATCGCCTCTGCTGGTCTCAGGGTTACACGCCAAGTCGTAAAGCAGTCCAAGGAAAGCAGACAATCGATAACAGAAACCGCCGTGCTCATGCTTCTCCTTCATACTCCGGAACGTCATCTGGAACCGCAATCGGATCTTCCTCGGTCAGCGGCAAGCCCAGTTTCATGGCGACGTCGTTCCAGTTTTGGCCGCATCCAATGAACGTGGTACCGGGATATTCAAGAGTGGCAATTCTTTGGTAGCCGCATAAACCGTGGAAGCGAGCGGCCTGCATCAGGGCGACCTTGTGCGGCTTTTCCTTTGGGGCTTCGATGGTAATCGCGATGGAAGCCTCGCCTGTTGCCCGTTCAAGGTTCGTACCGTTGTTAAGCACGGGTTCTGGGGCAATCATCAAGAAGTGCTCGTCAATCATTACTTTGTTGTAACGAATTCTTTGCATGTTGTCTCCTGTTTCCGATGACGGAAACCATCTGATTATGAAATAGCAGGCCAACAAGGAATTGAACCCTGATCGCCGAGTTTGGAGCTCGGCATTCTTCCGTTGAAATACTGGCCTATAGCAGGAGCCTGCAAGTCTCACCACTGTGCCAGGTGACGGACGAGGAAGTAATCAGCGGGCTGCGTTATCACCTCAACAGGTATCCCTGTGTCTTTTGGTATCAGTCTCGAACTGAGATGGACCGCTGCTAACTCTCAACAGATTAGAGGCCGTAAGTCACTCTTTGATCCGTTGTTCAGAACAGTGGGCAACTATTCATGCACTCCCGGTTTCAAATCCGGGTAGCAGTGGCCTTCACTATTTGCGACTTCGCCGCTGTTCCTTGATAACGAATTGGGAATGCTCCCAAAGCGTCTTCTGTCGGCTGCATGCAGTTTCTCGCCACTTGAGGGCCTACGTATGCCCACCAGGTAGGTGACACCTGGGTAACGTGTGGGGCAGAGACACGCGTGTCTCTTTCGATCCCACTCGCCGTTTCTACCTTATGACTGACTGTGCTTGCGGTACTCCGTTGATCGTTGTCGTGTAATTCACGGTCACGCTCGTGATCTGAACTCCAACCACGGGAATTGCCGGAGGAACCACGGGAGGAACCACGGGAGGAACCACAGGAGGAGCCACTGGAACTTTATTGGCTCGCGCCTGAAGGACTATGAGATATTCGTCGCTCATGCTGTTGATGTCGTTCAGGAAGTATCCCTGACTTCTTCCGTCCTGTGCGTATTGCCAGATGTCAGAGCTTGTCGTCCCAGGGAAGTTGTATTTGGGAACGATGACTGGATAATTATCAACATACATGCTCTTGAGATACCCAGCAGCCCAGTGACGATAGTCATTTAGCCATGCCGGCGGATTGCCTTGGGCGCTGTTGAGAACCGTCAGAATTTCAGCCGACGAGTAGATCATGGGCTTCATGCCGGTCACGCCTTCCACGATGTTCAACCAAACCTTGACTTGATAAGCCACGGTATCGCCAGTGGGGTAGGTGTTGTCGAATACCGACTGGGACATTCCAAAAGGCTTTTTTGGAACGATGTACTCGAAGTCCAGGATTGGTTCCATCTCAGGCAGCCACGTGCCTTTGATGATCGCCCCGGTTCCGTCGTAAACCACGTTTACCAACTCGCCAACGCTCACCATTTGCTGGAGATAGTTCTGAGCCTGGGGAGTGATGTCGTTCAAATGAAAGAAATGATATGCGCCGCGGAAAATGCCCGCAGCTTTGATTTTCGCCAGGAGAGAGACTGAGCTGTCCGTCCATTTTCCTTCACTGGCTTTCGTCACCATAAAGAATGGCGGGGGATTGGCTTTGGTCAGGTCGATTGGAAGTTCCTGACTGTATAAATCGAACCCAAGATTTTTCTTCAACTGATAAGCTGGTGCCATATTTCTCCTATAAGGTGAGTAACTGGGTACGCACTATTGCAGCGAGTACCCAGTTACCGGCTGGAGCCGTTCTTCGCGGCCCGTTACTCCACCGCCTACCGTGGATCTCCTTCAGCTCGGCACTTCCCGACTACGGGTTTTACGTCTGAAGGATGTGCGGCTCGCCCAGCACCCGGACCAAGTCTCGTAAGACTGCGTCACTTGGCGGCGATCATTCCGCATTGGGGGATTGGCAGGGCTCGAACCTGCGCATCAGAGTGTCAAGTTCTGATTGGTGTAGCTCAAAGAGTTTGACTTTTCTCCTTGCCCACTCGCTCCGGCGTGATACACCGGCGTTCTTCCGCTGAACTACAATCCCATACTTAATTCAGTTTCGATAATCGAGCCAGGGCCCTCGCCATTTTCTCCGCTCGCATGGCGATCACTCTCAAGGCATGAAGATTGGCCGAGATTTTGTCGGACGCCAGGTTCTCGGAAATTACCCTTTGTTCATCTGGAGAGAATTTCAATCTTTCCATCTCACCGTCGCCAACCGTCAACGTAATTATTGTTTGGAAATTGTCTTGATCGCGTGATTTGATGAGCTTCATAATGCCTTTCTGATGTCGGAAAGTATGACGGGGCTACCGAAGCAGCCCCGTCGAGAGCAGAGTGTCGCGACCATAAAGGATTTGTCTCTGAGAGAAAGCGACTTTGAGAACTCTGCTTATTTTCGTATTTGGTGCTGAGAGAGCTACTCCCAGCACCCCGGCGAGTACTCACCGGCAACGTCCACGCACAGCATCGTTTAGGCTACAGGACTGGTTCAGAAAACAAGAATAAGTGGCTGCGCGCGTTCTGCTACAGGTCGTACAACAAACATCAGTTTCGATGTAATGTCCAGTGGATCCGCCTTCGCCCAACCCGATGTCAAAGCGAAGGCGGCAACCCATACTCAAAAGGAGAAGAAAAGAAATCTGCTGCTCACCAGCAGAGAGATGAACAAAACCGATGTCCTGTTCATTTCTCTACAGTCGAGAGGCTCGCCGTTTACAAACCAACTGTAACGCATCTTTTCCAGAATGTCAAGAGACGACAGTCATCTGGTGTTCCGTACCAGATATGCTTCCGGTATTTCCTGCTCAATGATTGCCGAGACTTCTTCCCAGTTGCCGCCGCCCAGCCCGCAGCCAATGCGGTATGGAATGTATACAGTGCGTCCTCCGGCATAATGACGTACCTTCTGAAAGCATTCTCTCAAGGCGTTGTAGTCAGTGAATTGCTTATCCCGCCCGAAGCCATCCTGGGAGTACATATCCAGGATGGATAAGTCGCCGTCGACAATGTGGATGCCAATCTGTCCAAGCTTTGCCGGGCGTTCCTGGAATTCCTTGTACCATTCCGGGTATTTTCGGCGAATTTGAAGCGCCACGCCGGCCCCGGCAACTTTGCGACAATTGACTTGGTGGCAGATGAGACCGCTATTCATCTTGACGATATCTGCGTTGACAAGATGGGTCATAGTTTCACCACCAGATAAGCATGGAAAACGCCAAAGATAGTGGCACCCGCGATGACAAACTCGCTATCCACCTTGCTCAATAGCATAATGTTGAGCAGGGGAAATACCCCTGGATCGATCCTGAACCCGATTTGAACGAGTAGTATCCATAGATCAAGATTTAGCATTAGGTCTCCAGTAGTGCCAGCGCGTGCCGGCTAGTGTTTTGAAATGCTTTTCCCAAATCGTAGTATCCAATGGCGGACGCAATTTCGATCTTGGTTGCATCTCGCGAATGCGGTCAAATAGGTTTGCAGTGAATTCTCCTGAAACCATGAAACGCGGGTTCCTTTGCGGTATGGCGTTCCATACTCGAAATCTACCTGTCTCGTCCAGGATTTTGCATTTGATGACTTCGCCTACAACAGGAAACCTTTCCATTGGCTCGACAATGACGGCCTCGAAAGATATGCCGATTTCAGTCATCGCTGGTTGCGCCAAATGCGTCTCTCGCGAAGTCTGTAAGGTTCATGTCTTCAGTAATTTCGAGAGCCAGGTTGTAGTTCTGGCGCAGCATCGACATGATGACAGTTATGGATTGAGTTACATCATCTGGATCGTTTTGAGTAATGACGATCTGTCTTGCTTCGAGTGCAGGAGCATAACTGGCTAACGGAATTCCAATGGAGTGAAATATTCGCGGACAAACGGATGAGAGGGAACTTAATTGTGAGCAAAATGCGTCGCATTGACGGTAGGATGCTGATCGTGGATCGACTTGATACTCAAGTACAATCACAATTGTGAGTATCCTTCTTCCTAAATCTTCGCACAATGTTGCTTCTTTAATTTCCAATTTAAGCATGGTTGTATCATTTCCAAATGTAGCGCAATTGTTCCGTTCTGTCAATGGAGCGGTGTTATTGAATTCTGCGTATGAAGGCGCCGAGAGGCATCTGGGTGGTGGGGATGATTTTGCCGTATGGAGCGCCCGTAGCAGCATCGGCTTGGTTCGTTAAATAAAAAGAATGCCGTCAGGCATCTCAAATTATCTTTGGTTCAAAAAAAAAGGAGTAAGTGCTTGCGCACCTACTCCTTTTGTCCTACAACGCAGCTACGAATTCCGCAGCCTGCGGAACATTCTCAAGAACGGTCTTGAGCCGGGTCTTGATGTCTTCGGTCAAAGCCAATTCGTGCTGCCTGGCCTTGATAGCGGCTATCCGCCAGTCGATGCGGCGCTCATTTTCAACCAGTACCAAACCCATCTTGTTCCCCTGAATGGCTTTGATGTGCTCTTGAGGACGAGGTACGCTCAATGGGCAAACCCGCCAGAACGTGCGCATTGCCTGTTTGCGGTCGTGATGCGCTGTGTAGGATTTGCTATATTCCGTTGCTGCTTCAGGCGACATTGCAACGCGCCAGCCGGCCCACGCACTTTCGTCAGCTTCCTGGAATGTAGCCCCATTTTCCAGTGCTTGCAGGTAGGCCATGTTCCATGACTGAGTTTGCATGGGGTTATCGTCGTAGATCGGCATCTTTTCTGTCAGCAGCTTGAGCGTCATTTCGTCAAACTGCTCGATGTCTCTTTCTGACGTCGGAAACACGCCGCTTGGGCTGGCATCGTTGATCACTTCGAGTAAATCATCCCACCAGGCTTCGAGATACTGGCGGAGACCAGGACGAAGATCGGACGCAATCAACCCGTAACCGTCCCCGGCAATCACATCATTTTCTGTGTCATCCACGGAACCGACGATCACAAGAGGCAGAACCACGGCTGCTGCGGTGGTGATATCCAACGCTTCGATGCGGTCAATATCGTTCAGAAGATCGGCGTATTCGTCACTCACGGTGAGCAGGAGACGAAATTCCGTGTACCAATCCTGTTTCTTGGTGTTGGTCAGCCGCATACGGTCGAAAATCTCGCCGCGCCGCTTGTTGAACGCCTGAACGAGCTTCATGGCTCCGTAATACTCAGAGCGGTCAATCTTCAACTCTCTGTCCTGTAAGGTTGCAGGAACAAAGCCGCGGTCTTCTTCCGGCTCGTACTCATCTTCGCCGCCGATGAATTGGACATTAGCTTTCAGGAAGTCCTGAACATTCTTTTCGCTCCACCCTTCGTGTTCCTGGAGATACGCAGCTTGATGCTCCAGTTCGGTGTTGCGGGAAGGAATGAGAGGAGCTACGCCGTCAAAGCCGTCTCCATCGTTTCGGTCCGGAGTAAAGATGGCTTCCAGAAGAGCAAGCCAACCTTCGTCGGCGCTTGCAATCTCGTGCTGTTCAGGAATGTCTGCAATAAGCTGCTCGAAGGTCATTTCCTTCTTGCGGGTGTACGGATCGATATAATCCGGGTTTTCCAGATCGTTTGTGGATAAGGTTTGCTCAAGAAACAACTCACGGAGCGTATCCTTAGCCAGGAACGAATTCATGACATCCAAATTCATGGCTTTGCGTAAGGAAGCGGAGTATTTGCGGTACAAGTCAGCCGGCTTGGTCGCTTTTGTGTTGCCAGCCTTGCGCGCCGCCGCCGATGCACCCATCTCAAGGCTAGTGACATTGACAAGCTGCATTACAGCTTTGTTCAAGATGCGCTTGGCTGCGGAAGCCCAAATAGTTTTGGTGATGCTCGGATCGGTCAACGTAAGAGCAATTACATCGAAGTAAGTCAAGGGATTTTCAGTCCCCTTGACGAAGGTTTGAGCTTGAGTGATGCACATCGGGATTTCACCAGTATGCACATCGTCCACCAAAGTACCAGTTACAGCCATCGGGTTGGTTGATTTCATTGCGTCTCCTTGTCAAACGAAAAACCCCCGTGAGGTCATCACGAGGGCTTTGTATTTGGATCTTCTTTTGTTAGATTGCGACTTCCGCCATTGGTTGCTCAACGGGGATGTCGTCAACTGCCGGCTGGCTATCGCCAACGTCGGGAGTGGCACGCTTGGTGCTCTTCTCGACCAGGACGATGTTCGCGGGACTGACCTGGATGGACGCCTTGCTGGTGCCATCATTGTCAGCGAACACGTGGGCTTCAACGTCTGAAGCGTGGAACGAAGCCTTGACGACATCGCCCACTTGGACGTTCTTGACTACATTGGAAGCGAAGTCCCAGCAGGTGAACTTGAACCAAGCCGTCTTGTGATCAAAGACCTGCTTGCCGTCCTGCATCACGTTCTCGCCGTTTTCTTTCTTCGGCCAAGAACGATCAATGGCGACGGAAATGTTGGTGTACGATTTTCCGGTTTGGGTCGTTCCGGTGTGAATGCTGCCAACGCGGCCAGTCAGAACCATATTGTTATCGGAATTGTGAAGGATCATTTTGTACTCCTGATATTAGGATGCGAGCTTCTTAGGGCTCAATAACCTAAACGCCGTAAGGCATCTAGGTCAGTTTGTTTCCATATGGATTATTATTATTCCAATCCCTCTATCTGTCAATCGGCATATTTACCGGGTGATAACGGCTCGACCGGCAGATGTACTCTTGTTCCCTTGCGAGCCGGCGAATTGTCTCTTGGTGATGAGGTTCTCGCTAAATACGACAACCTTGCGGGATGGAATGGGTCTGAGGATCATGTCAACTCCTTTTAGTGTCCAAGAATTTCTTTGATGTCTTTGTTGTCCACCCAGATAACGGCTACAACGGCTGCTTCGTTCAGCTTTTCGAGTTCGGCCTTGAGAACAGGAGCCAACGCAACCATATTGGCGTTTTTCTTGTTTGGCTTCATTGTTCCTTCAGCAAATCCGCACGCAAGCCGGCTGTCGGATACAACCGTGATAGGGCACGGCTGCGAACGACCGCGAAGCTCTCGAATATAACCAAAGACAGCCAGCATGGACTTGAGTTCGGCTTGGTTGTTGGTGTCATTGCCCCAGTTGAAAAAAGCTTGCGCGGTGGCATGATCGCCATCCAATCCCCCATAATGAAACTCACGCTTTACTCCGTCGACGAGTACGCACATGGAACCATACGCTTTGCGTTCAGAAGCGATTTGGTTGTTGTGACAACCCCCATCAACTACGATTACAATGCCGGATTGAAGAGCTTTATTCATGCAATTCTCCTTGAGCCTGCTTTAGGTTGAATGCGAGCCAGATTTTGTGAATTTCAAGCTTGCCTAGAGAGAGAAGCCGAGACGTGGATATGTCCTTTCTTCTCTCCCTTTCCGTAGATTTAGAACGGATTATTTCCCCGAAACCCTTCGGAGTAGCAAATCCCGCTCTTTTCGTGCAGCCACTCGAACACTTTCCGCAGGTCGGCTTCGGTATACATCGTCATGGACAGAGTTTCCAACGTCGGAACCTTGCACGGGACGGTGTTCTCGGTCATGGCGATTGTCAAACTTCCTTGCGGCGTATACGCTATGTGCAGGACGCGCTTGTGCCTGTACTTCATACACGCATGTAGCGCGTTCAACAATATCTCTGCCACGTAATCACCGTACTCGCCTAGCGCACCGGCAAAGATAAATGCTTCTCCCTGCGTAGAGACGGGATCGGTATCAACAAACGGTTTCGAGAAGAAGTTCATTGCAATACTCCTGGACTAGGATGCGAGCCTAAGCTCAACGAAACAAACGCCGGTAGGCATCTGTCTCGTTACAAATCACATCGGACAACCAGCATCCAGCCACGCCTTGATTACATCCCCATGACAGGCTTGCGGCTTACAGAAGCACACAAGCCGCTTATTCTCCAGTTGACGTACACGACGCAGATATTCAGGATCGCTATGGATGCGCTTCCAGAACGTAACCTTGAACGCTGCTATACAATCAGCACGGTCGTGGTTCTTGTTGCAGATATTGCAATAGCCAATTTGGTGTGGATTGCCAAAGTACCCATCTTCCCCATGCCCAGCACGCCCAATGTACACATCTGTTGCAGTGTCCCCCTGCATACGATCACGCATGTGAATGACTTTACACATATCAATCTCCTTTACGGAAGTGTTAGTCCGGCAAACACTGCATGGATCAACGGACTGAATTCGATGAATATCGCAACTGCACCGACTGCGACAATCGTGAGCGTGAACAACGCTTTGAACATGGATCATCTCCTGAGTGAGGTATGAGTATTGCTACTCAGCGAAACAAACGCCGTTAGGCATCTGTCTCGTACAGGAGATTGAGCGTTACCAGATTTCAGCAGGATCCACGATGCTCGGTATGGCATACACGCTATCTCTCTGAGTAGCCATCGCCAACGCTTCTTCAGTTCCAATGCCGAATGTTGCTAAAGCCTGCTCGAAAGCCTGCTTTTCGATGCGACTTACTTGAATGCAGCCGCCGCCAGCTTCGGATGCACAGTCTTCGCAGTAGCCATCCCACTGACGATGCCAACCATGCTCGACGCAATAGCCTTCGACATAGCACTCATGACCAGATGAACGCGACAATTCTTCAGCCATGAACTCGGCTTCTTCAAACGATGTATCCAGATCAACTACGTGATACTCAGGAACCAGACTTTCTTTAGCTTCGGTAATGCGATATTCAGTCATTGCAATTCTCCATCGGGTTGAGATACAGAGTTTTCTTATTCTCTGTTCAAAAAAACTAACGCCGGAGGCATCTAATTGTCTGTGTGAAAGATAACTACGGGTCGTGGCAACCGGGCACTTCGTCATTGCGGGCAAACTGCTCAGTAGGGCGGGGCGTGGGGCCAGAGCTGCTGAGGGCGAAGCTCCAGAGCCACGCTAATCGAACACGATGGGTGGGGGGTTCACTGCCGAACTGCGTAAAACAATAAATAAAGCCCCTCACATGGCATCATCCAAAAAGTCGACCCAAAAATATCGGGAGGGTCAAAAAGTCAAGCCAGCGAAATGCTGGCTTGTTTGCTTAATATCGCTGTACCAGGTGGACTTTATTCCAGTCCTCTTGCCTGGAAGGAACAAATACACTGGGTACGGGAATACTCTGTCCTATTTCGCCCTTCTTGAACTGGATCCGAAATCCATGCCAGAATTCGATGGCGCAGTTCATTTCGATTGCCACAAACCCGTGACGCTGCATTCCGTCGATGATGTCGTATAAATTGGCGTATGGTTGGGCCGCCATGGCCTCCAGAGGAACGCGCAGACACACTTCCGCATGATCGGTCACGTGCAGGAAGATTTGGTCTACAAGTGTTCCAGGAAGCGTATAGGGGTAATCCGCCACAATCTCCACTTTGTCGAAAGTGATGTACGGTAATTTCCATGGGGCCTCGAGAGCGGACTTTGGAGTGTGGGCCATAGGACGTCCTGCGTGGTCATTCTCCACCAGGTTGAATTCGATAGAACCGTGATTGAGCGCCTCAAGCGCATGAATACAGAGCGTGGTCATAGGTCTCCTAAGTTTCCGACAGCAGAAACATTGATTTAGAACACTTGTTCTATTGTCTGGAGAGAGTGTGTTCCATGTGGTGCATTATAGCATATGGAACAGTTTATTTCCAATCGGATTACGACCCTTGACAAGATGGAACAATAACGCTACAATCCGATTGCAAACGAAGCAGAGAGTTTAATCTAATTAAGTCTAAGTAAGGACTTATTACTTAATACTTAATTAGATTACATACTCACGCAAATCAAAAAGGAGTTTTTGTGAACACTCAAGTTTCATTGGCCCTCTCCACCCTTCTCCAGGCAGTCTTACCGCTGTTGCTCGCTACCATTGTCGGAATTGGATCGTTCTACCTGCACAAGTTGAACACTTATCTGAGTGGCAAGGCTGGCGCAGATAACTGGAACTTCCTCAAGTCATTGACCGGCACGGTCGTGTCTGCCTTGGAGCAAAGTCCTGCTTACCAGTCCTGGGATGGCACCAAGAAAAAGGAAGCCGCTATGATGCAGATTATTCAACTCGCCGCGAAATACGGCATCGTCATTACATCGGATGAAATCAGTAACCTGGTTGAGGAAGCTGTCCAGTTGATGAAAGTTGATCTCGGCGATCTCGCTCCGACCCTTCTGGCAAGTCCTATTGCCGCCACGCAATCCACTCTCAAGGCGTAATGGATCTCAACGGCTCCTGGCCCGGCCTGGTAGCCACTGCAACGCAGAGATTGAGGAATAACAAAACTTCGCACCATGTCTCTGAGTACGGTACGGATATTGAACTGATCGGGGCTGCCGGGGAACTGGCAGCCCGTCGGTTTCTCAACCTGGACGAATTCCTTCACACTCATTTCGACCATGGGGTGGACATCAGGATTGATAAGTACACCATCGATGTCAAGGCGACCGTCCTAACGAAATTTGTTCAATACCGGTTCTTGCAGTGGCCCTATTGGAAGCCCATACGCGCAAAGATCATTCTTCTTACCGCGGTGTCGATCAAAGACCATTCGGCTATCGTAATTGGGTACGCACTCAAACAAGAGATCTTGAAAGCGCACATCAATCTCATGAGAGATTATCCCTGTCACGAGATACCGGTCAAAGACCTGCATCCCGCAAGCGAGTTACTGACTTTACAACATGCCTCCCTGCCCAAAGCCAGCACGTATCGTACTGCATAACATCACAGTCCTAGCACGGGCGCGTGACGGGTACTGTTTATACGGTTTGTGGCACAAGGACGGTTGTTTGGGAGGTTTGGACGGCCATCACATCATACCGGTGGGAGTAGGAGGACCGGATGTGTTGGAGAACATAATCAGTCTGTGTCGGAAACACCACACATACGCTGAGGCAAGATTGATCGAGCCCGATGAATTCAGAAGGCTCCTGGGTGTTTATCACGGTTATTTGTATGACCAGAACGGATATCCGATTTTGGAGGCCCACGAATGAATGAAGACGGAATTGTCGACCTGCAAGAGCTTGACGAGAAGGAAATGCAGGCCATTCAGAGATTTGAAAGGCGGTATAAGTTCACCAATCCCGAGCCTATTGCTCCAAACGCCTTTTCCATCAAGAACCTGGGATTTGAATTCCCCTTGACGATTATTACTGGCCTTGCAGCCATCGTCCAGGCTGCAATGAGAACCGGGTTCAAGTTCTTTGAATTGGCAAGTAGGAATGGGATGGGAATTGGAAGCTGGGTGGACGGTGCGTCGGCCATGATCGGCGTTGAGGGATTTATTGCCGTGATCGGATTTACCCGGGCGCGCGCTAGCGGACAAGAATTGATCGATAACGGCACCTTGAAGATCAATGCCACAAAAGAGTGGATCGGACTAGGGATCGCCCTTGCTATTTCCGTAACGACAGGTTTGGCTCAGAGCATTACCGGGAGCGCCACCATTCCAATTGAGTTCCAGGGATTTGTGGACTGGTTGGTAGTGGTGTTCCTGGGTGTGGGCGCGTCCATCCTGGCTTATTTTGCCGGCGAGATCGCTGGCGTGATGGCCGTGCGCGCTGAAATGATCTACCTTTCCGGCGTCAGAAAGTTTGACAAAGCCATGAAGGAATGGAAGACTAATCTCAAGGAAGCCTGGGAAGCATCGGATGAGAAGAAATTCCTGCATGTGGACATCAAAGGGATAACTGCCATCGCTCAAGGGAAGTACCGTGTGCAGAAGGGAAGTGTTCGTTCGTTCGTTCGCTCTGACAACGAACGAACGAACGGCCCTAGTGAGGTAGAAGCCAGGATCATCGCCTACCTAGACAAGAATTCTACGTCTGAGTTTATCCCCGGTCCTTCGCAGGTCTCGCGCGAGGAACACGTTTCCAAGGGGTACGCGTCCAAGGTAATCGGCGAATATCGCACAGCTCATCCTCTCCAGGCAATTGCGCAGGAGATCGAGGAAACACCTGATGTCGTTGCTGTCAACTAACGACCAGATCATACTGAAAGCCGCCCTTCGCGAGAAGGGCGGCTTTCACCTGGCTACCAAGTGGTTCATGGGTTGGGACCCGTTGTCATATCAATACGTTTGGCACCATGTTCCCATCCTGAATACGACCTGGTTGGCCGGAATTGGTTCAGGGAAAACCCAGGGGGTCTCGGCGTCAAATCTTATCGACTGTCTCTCCACTCCTTTCTTTCGTGCACTCAATGCGTCCGTAACCGCCAAGCAAGCCGAGCTGGCTTATGACATGGTGGATGCTTGGAGCGAGAACAATCCCCGCTTGAAGCGCCTTATTGTTGACCGTACCCTTCGTCCTTATCCCACCCTGCAATTCTTCAATGGTTCCTTTTATGAGTTCCGAACCGCAGGATTGGGCGCGAAGTTTATCCGCGGGCATGAATACGACCGGATTGACTACGATGAAGGCGAGTTGGATGAGGATGGTGAGGCTATTCGGGTGCTGCGTGGCCGTTTGCGTGGAACCCGTCCCGATGGTACCACCCGCATGGCGCGTCTGGACGTGACTGGTACGCCAGCCCAGGTGGAATGGTTCCGAACGCGTTTCGAGATCGGTCTTCCTGGACACGAACGAGCCACTGCGGAAACACTGAAGCATTATTTCTCCATGCGTGTGCGCACACGCGACAATACCCGCTTGACAGAAGAACAGATTGAGCTCATGGAAGCGGAGTTCCCGGCTGAGTACGCCAAGATTGAGTTGGATGCCGAATTCCCTGACTATGGGATGAGCACGTTCCCGCACAACCACATCCGTGCATGTATGGATCCGAGCATGAATGACGAGATGACGGAAGCTTTGTTCGAGGGAACCCGCCCAAGGGCTGGATACAATCTGGAGGAATGGCCGCGTGTCGGGGCGATCCTGATGGAGTATCCCGTCAAACCCGGTCATGTTTATATTCAGGCAGGAGACCCGGGGACGGACAGTCCCCCCAAGCGTAATGCCGGCTGCGTCATGGTGTACGATGTGACGGAGGTTCCTTCCAGGCTGGCTTATTTCCACTGGGTTCCCGGAAAAGGTTCGTACAACCCGTTTTTGAACTCCTTCAAGTACGCCATGGAAAAGTATGTCCCTGAAGCAAAGGGTATGGACGTCACCGGCACACAAAAGGCTCTGGATGAGTTGGGGTTTGAAGCCTTCGGTTTGACGATTGACCCTCTTCACTTCGGCGGATTGAAGGATACCCTGATCAATTCCCTGGCGTTGGCGCTGGCCGGCCACACACTTCGTCATCCCCGTATCGAAGGATTGAATAAACAGCTCGACGGTTATCACCGTGAGGATGACAAGAACGAAGAACAAGACCTGGTAATGACCCTGGCGATGATTGCCTACCTGAAGCGTTTCGTCAATGCAGAGGTCGACGGTAAACCCCGAGGAACTGTCCCGCCTCCTCGAAATCGCCGGGCAAGAACCATACGAAGTGGAGTGCGTCGATAATGCCTGACGGCAAAACGCATACAGCAGCCACGATCCGGGGCGCTCTGGTTGCCATTCCCATTCTCCTCTCTCTAGGCCAACCAGCCAATCTGGTTCTGTATGGCGTTCTTGGAGCCTTGTCGAATATCCTGCTCAGTCCAGATCTTGACCTGGATGAAGGATATATCGGGATCCACGTTATTCGGATGTACTGTGGGGGTTTCCTGGCTAATGTTTGGCAGACAATCTGGAAACCTTACGCCAAGATCATGCCCCACCGGTCCATTCAGTCGCACTTTCCGGTCATCAGCACGACTATTCGACTTGGGTATGTGTATTTTATTTATCAAGCCGTCTCCCTTCTGATCAATGTGGTTTTATTCTTTGTGCGGCACGGAGTTACGATCCCTGTTTACCAAATCCCGTTTTGGGATATTTGGTTTTCACTGAAACATCTCAGTGGAGTATGGAGTGTGCAGAGTGTAAATGTCTTTTCGTACTTTTGTGGATTGTGCCTGGCGGATACCTTGCATGCGATTATGGACGCGGTGTCCACAAATCTAAAGCACGTTCGGAGGAACTTTGCGAACATACCGTTTCCGATGTCGGAAATGTGGGGTAGAGTTCGAGGTCGATCACGAAACGACCCAGCCGCACCCAAAGCGGCATAGTAAGGCGTATGGCGGTAAAAAATGCGGTGGTAAGTTGGTACAAGTTTACGTACCTCCTCAAGTCAGTTATAGAGGTGCCGGGTTTTATTCTACAGATAAGCGATTGACCGAGAGGACCGTTGACGATGAATAACACCGTACTGAAACAATTGAATTCCAATCGTAAAACACTTGACGCAAATGTACTATCTGTGCTACAATACCTACATCTGACACCTGCAGAGACTTGCATCCTAAATGTGGCACATGAAATCGGGTTTGGTGAGCTTCAAAACGTTGAAATCGCGGCTGATGGCGCCAGTATTCGCAAGGAAATTAGTCAAACGCAGCTCGGGTTCATTCATCTCATTCGGAACGAAGGAATTGCGTTCATATCCAGGATCACAGTTCACAATGGTGAACCAACCGTAATTGAGATTGACGGGACCAGTCAGGGGATCAAATACACGAGAAAATTGAAAATACAAGCAGTGTAGTCTGACCAAACATTTGGAAGGCTCCGGAAATTCCGGAGCCTTTTTGTTTTCCGGAGAAGTGATGGATCCTTTTGCTTTAGTGCTTCGCCCCAATGAACTGGGTGACCTCGCGGATGTCAGTCCTTTTGTTCGCAACACCTGGGATAGTCTTCGCCTTCTGCGCTGGAAGGCTGTTCGCTATTATAGTGGGCAGATTTTCATGGAACCGGTTCAACAGGAAGTCGGCGAAGCCGGCGGCCCGCTGCTTTATCCGGTGGGGATCAACTTGATCAAAACAATCGTGCAGACCATGACAGACGCTACATTCGGGGAATGGGACGACGCTCGGTCTGTTTTGCTGTGGAAATCCCAGACCTCCAAAGAAATGACGGACATCGAGAAGGCGGCGATTGAATACGTTACCCGTCTGATGGAAGACAGTAATGCAGCTTCCATGTTCTGGGAACTGGAATTTGACCGAAACCTTTTAGGTGCAGGTGTCCTTCGTATTATTCCCGATTTACACCGACGTTCTCATGTACGTTGGGTCAAGATCCCGTTGGATGGTTTCTACCCCATCTTCAACCCCAGTGACCCCGATGAAATCATCGAGTGCTGGCAGGTAACCAATATCCTTCCCGAGCAGGCACGTGCGCTGTACGGGATCGAAGTGGAAGACAACACCACCGTACTGATCAAGTGCGAGCACTGGACGGCCAAGGAATACACCACGACCGTTGATGGCAAGCGGATCGACCTCTATAGCGGCATCAATCCATGGGGAGTGATCCCTTACATTTACGTTCCCCGTATTCGTACCATTGACTGGTGGGGCGAGGCGCTGGTTGATGACTTGTATGCTGTTCAAGACGAACTCAACATGCGTATCGCCGATACCGGCGAGGCATTGAATTATCACTCGCATCCCGTTTACTGGGGCAGAAACCTGCCCTCCACATTCGACACCAAGAACTTCCCCCTGGACCCTTCTGCTCTGTGGGACCTGGGGCGAACCCGCGGCGCCAATGGCGACAAACCTGAAGTGGGTATGTTGAAAAACGACACTCCGGTTCCTCAAGAGATGTTCAAGTACATCGACTGGCTCTTTGACTGGGGACGAACTTCATCCTCCGCCCCTCCGATTGCATTCGGTGAAGATGATGGCGGCGGTCAGCGTTCCGGTGTCACTCTGGAAATCCGCATGTGGCCTCTTCTCAAGGCCGTCCGTCGTTCACGTAGTTATCTGAACACCGGCCTAATGCAGGCACTCACGATTACAGGTCGCATTCTGGCTCAAAAGAAGTTCAGTGATGTTCCTGCCGGCGTGGCCGACCAGTTGATCAACCGGGCCGTACTGCCCATCTTCAACCAGGTCATGCCTCGAGACGAAGTGGCTTTGGTTGATGAGGTCGTGAAACTACTCTCCACCAATCCCCCGGCAATCAGTCTCGATACCGCCGAAGCCAAACTTGGGCATGGGATGGCGGAAGTCGAAAAGATCGTGAAGATGATGGACATGATCAAAGACTGGGCTCCGATTGAAAAGGCCATGAAGGCCATTCGGACGGCGTCCGTTCCTCAACCTGCGGCTGAAAAACCTGTTTCGCCTTCGGAGGCCAATGGATCTTAGGGTCGCATTTCCAACAGACGAGCACTTTCCGTTTCAGGACGAGAATGCCCGTTCGGTCGCTCTACAGATTACCCGTGATTTCGATCCCGATGTTCGAGTGACTTTATCGGATGGATTGGATTTTTACTCGGTGTCTCATTTCGACAAGGACCCGATTGTTCTGAAGGCCGGTGGTTTGCAGCGAGAGATTGATAGTTGGATCGCCGGGCAGCGTGAGTGGAAAGACGCCATGCCGCGTGCACGCACCTACGCCATTCTCGGTAATCACGAAGATCGTTTGCGCAAGTACCTTTGGAAACATCCCGAACTCCATGATTTAGAGGTACTGAAGCTTGAAAATCTTTTGAAGTTTAGTGAACTTGGCATCGAGCCTGGAGTTCGGGATGAAGTGGAGTTTGGCGAGGCACACAAGTTGATCGTCAAACATGGATCGAGGATACGTCAGCACTCTGCCTACTCCGCGGCTGCGGAACTGCAAAAGGAATTTTATGCTGCCAACATTGTTACAGGACATACACATCGCGGCGGGACGCATTATGCAGCCACTCGCCATGGCGTGGTGGCGGCTCTTGAGGGTTTCTGTCTTTGCCGCCTGGATCCTGCCTACGATCCGTCTCCAAATTGGCAGCAAGGCATTGTTTTATCCACTGTCACAGACCATGGCGTTTTCTTTGAGCCGGTCTTATTCACCCGTTATCTGGGAAAAGTTGTAGCCCAGTGGCGCGGAAAAGAATACAGCCAGTAAAGTTTCTGGCATCGGAAACATTTTGAGGAGACAAATATCATGACTGAAGATTTGACACCCAAGCCCTTGATGGTTCTGCGCAAGCAAACCAGCAACAGACCATCGGTGGATCCCAGGTTGCGACACCTGCTGGGATACCCGGAGGATATGTACCGGAAGCACGTTTGACCGGCGCCCTTCAAAAGATCGAACAACTCACGCTATCCAAGAAAGCCATCGAAGAGCTACTTGCAGCCGCGAACACTCGCATTGGCGAGCTTCAGGCTACCACCAGATCTTCCGAAACCGAATGGACAGCCAAGGTCGGTGAGACAGCCAGCGCATTGACGGGCGTAACCACTGAACGCGACGCCCTGAAGACCGAGATCACCACTCTCAAGGCCGAACAAGCAAAGATCAGAATGATCGGCGACTTGAAGCACTACAACCTCCTCGGTATCGCAGATCAAATCCCTGTTCTCGCGGACCCCGTGAAACAGAGGGAAGCGATTGAGCGCATGGCAGCTTTTGCGAACTCCATTGCACAAAACCGCGAGCAGGAATTGACAGCAGGCACAACGACGGTGACTACCGAAACTGTGTCGCCGGCTGGAAATCTCCCGACGACAGATGCGGGTTGGTCCAAACTCATCGAAAGTCTTCCGTTCGCTACGCCGGAACGTGAAGCTGCCTTTGAAGCTTGGGGCAACTGGAGTATGAAAAAGCCAATCAAGGAATAGCGTTCTCCATCTTATTTATTTTATTGGAGTAGAAAATGGCTAACGATATCGATACTGGTTTATTGACCGCGAGTTCGCTTCCTGCTGGGCAGCGTGCCTATTATGAAGCGCGGTTGCTGGAAAACTTGCGCACGAAGTCCATCCTGGTTCCTTTTACCGTTATGAAGGAAGACTTCAAGGCGCGCGATACGGGTCAGGTGGTCTACACGGAAGTGTTGGATCCCGCCTCAAACTGGAACCCGTTCACTGAGGACGTGATTTGGCTGGGCGGCGCCCATCTGGACAGCCGGTCGGTCACGATCAACCTCGAAATCCATGGCAACGTAATCAAGTTGTCGGATTACAACGAACTGGTCAACTACTGGAATAACGGCGATCTGCGCGGTCTGGTGGATGGCAAGCTCGGCTTCAACATGGTTGAACACATCGACATCCTGGCCCGCAATGCCTTCATGTCGCACCCGCACAAGCTCTACGCGGGTACCGCAACCAGTCGCGGCGCTCTCGCAAAGACTGACATCTTCAACCCCGACATGGCAGAACTTGCCCGTGTCCACCTGGAAGAGAACGAGGTTCCCGGCGTGAATGCTCCTGGCGATGGCGACGGCAAATGGATTGTGTGCGTGACAACTCCGCGCGTGGTTCATGATATTCGTACCGCTGCCGGTTCCGAATGGCTCGACACCACGAAATACACGACCCAGCGCAAGTTCAATTCGGAAGCTGGTTCCTGGGGTGGCGTTCGTTTCGTCAAGACCAACCGCTGCCGTATGTTGAACTACGGTGCAGTGACCGCCCAGAACACCCTCGCATCCGCGACGGTTCCTGGTCAGGGTGCAGCTCAGACCGTTGATGGTGCTTACACCGTCGGTCAGGCCACTTCAGTCCGCACGATCCCGCTGGTTTCCGCAATCGATGTCTCTTTTGCGGTGGGCGCGTACGTGACCTTCCACAGCCAGCTCTTGGGAGCCGGTGGAACGCCTCCGATTGAGAGCGATGGCACGCAGGAAACTTATCGCATTGTCGCAGTTGACAGTGTCGGCAAGACCATTTCCCTGAACAAGCCTTTGATGAAGGCCCACGCCATCGGTGATTATGTCACCACCGGCGTTCCGATCCACGTGAGTATCTTCATGGGTGGCCCCGGCGTCGTTTACGGCGTTGGTGAACGTCCCCATCCCGTGATCCTGCCCGTGATCGACGACTTGGGCATGATCCGCCGGATTGCCTGGCGTGGTTTCGTCAAAATGCAGCTCTTCCGCCCCGAGATGTACGAAGTGGTGGAGAGTTCCGGCACTTCCAACTAGCCGATTGAGGATGTGATGATATGAACTGGGGCGATCTTGTCTCAGCAGTACAGACGGACTTGGGCGACACCACAGGCGCGAAGTACACCGCTTCGCGTCTGTATGGTGCCATGCGTTCGGCTGTCAATGATGTGTCCATGTACTATCCCTTGCGTTACGACCATATGACTTTAGAGGTATTCAAGGATCCAGTGACGAAACTGGTCAGCGATCCGAAGAAGTTCGTTCTTCCTGATGACTTTATTCAAGAGATTACGGTCGAGTGCCCCGTGAACACATTTCTTTCCCTGAGACGGGATCGCCCTGGTTTCCGCCGTACCCCTCCGCAGCGTCCAATGCAGTATTACGTGGATGGTGTCTGTCTTTATCTGGATGCCGATCCCAACGGCGCTGTTGCCCTGGATGGAACCTCGAATATCCAGGTGCTTCTTACGTATTACGGCATTCATGGAATGCCGGACGATGCCGATGACACGGACTTCGACCTTACGGTCTCCGCACGTGACCTGGAACTGGTTGTTATTTACATAAAGGCAGAGATGCTGGAGAGCGACCGTTCCAAGCAATCCTCTCTGGATCGTTTCAAACTCGGAACCGGTGAACGCACCGACAATCCCATTCGTCCGGAAGTTACTGACTACTGGGCTGAATATCATTTGAAGATCGCGGAACGTTCTGGAAAGACCGTTTTCCTGGAGAGACCCCGCAGGTATCGCGGTTCCAGAGACTTTGAAGGACTGCGATGAGTGGTATCCACGATCTAATCCTGTTGCAGGTGCAGTCCACTCTCCAGGCAGCCTTGATCGACAATCCGAAAGCGGTATTGGCCGCAGCAATAGCGTTGTTGCATCATGGTGATCCAGTTCCGGTTGATCCGGCAATTGCCGGCATCGTTCAGATTGGACCTCTGCAAGGCGATCCTACTCCGGATATTGCGCGCATCTCGGCGACGATCCACGAGAACGATCCTGACACCATCATCGGTGGAGCAGTGACTGGCCTAAAAAGCGATTGGGCGGACGAGATATATGAGGTGGAAATCGGTAACAGCATTACGCATTACCGACGCTTCTCGGTCAAGATCCGCTGCTTGTTGGTGAATGGTCAGGAACCTTTGGATCAAGCGCGTTCGATTGCCTCCACGGTACGCGAACGTGCCGAAAAGGCATTACTGAATATGTCTGTTTCCGGCATCGGAAACAGTGATGAATACGCCTCACGCGGCATCCTGTCGGATGAGTTTGAAGGTGAAATGCTTCAAGCCGGTGGTCCGACAGCATACGACTATCACATCAAAATCCGTTTCTCATTATTAACTACTCGGTTAGGAGCTTAGTATGGTTGCATCAGAAAAAACTTTTATTGGTATTGCACAGCAGGCCGCATTCGGTACTCCGAACGTCACCGATGCGAACTTTCAATACCTGCTTTTTACTCAGGGTGGACTGGCGGTTGCGCCAGTCAATGTGCCTCTTGACATGGAAGTAGGAGGCGGCGCCATCCTGCGCGACGTGATCAAAGGCGGTGTGGTCACCGGTGGGCAGTTGCAAGTTATCCCTCGTCCAGCGACATTGGGTTGGGTCATGAAAGCCATGACTGGCAATGTCTCGAGCGTTGCCGCGACCGGCGCTGATACCGGGGCGTTTACGCACACGTTTACCATCGGTACTGATCCTTTCCTGGCTCCGTACTTCACTGCCCGTGTTTCTCCGGGCGGAGTATGGGGAGAGACGTATCAAGATATGCGTTTCACCAGCCTTGCCCTTCAGTGGCGTGGCGGACGTTTTGTCACCGGTTCGTATGGATTGATCGGTGGATTGCCCACTCCCAGTGTAGCGATGACTACGTGGGCGGCTGCCACCAAAATCGACGGCGGTCCGCAGTTCCTGGCGCCCCTGGGAAGTATCGTCCTTCCTACCGGCACCAACCTGAACGTTCTGTCGGGTTCGTTCGTGGCTCAAGCCCAGATCCCGCTGGATGAACAGTGGATCGTTGGATCGTATGTACCGCAGAACCTCGATATTGTTCAGCGGGCGTACATGATCCAGATGGCCGTCAAGATCACTGACGCCACCTTGTACAACAAAATATCCTACGATCCCGCCGCCGGTTCAGCTTGGCTGGCTGCCATGTTGAAAGACGGCACCATTGACCTGAAATTCAGTTCGGCCCCCAAGGTCATTTCCGGTGGAGCTCTTGCTAACTCATTTGAGATCCTTGCAAATGGTCAGGCTGCCACTGGCGCAGGCGTCACGCCGAACGTAGCATGGACTGCTTCCCCGATGAATTTCCAAACCGGCAAGCAGGTCATCATGAATGTGGTTGGTACGTTCCTGGCAGATCCCTCTGGCGCCAATTCCCCGATCACAATGAAATTAGTAAATTCGACGTCTACTTACGCATAATAGTTTCCGGCCTCGGAAACGAGACCGGAAGATTTTTGGAGGTTACTGTGAACTTTGGATCTTACGCTATCTTGCAATCCGTTGAACATCGCCTGGAGAAGGAACCTGATTGGTTCTGGAAGATCAAGCCGGTCACCACGAAGGAAGAACTTGCCCTTGCCCAGTTTCTCTCCACGGAACGGATGCTCCTGCTCTCTGATGGAACCCGTATCGGCAGGCGTGTCACCAACATCGAAACGGCCATTCGCGAAATCGCATTGACCTTTGGGGGAACGAATATCGTTGACGGTGATGGCAAGTTGATCCTTGAAGCCAACGCCACGGTCGAGCAGATTGAAAAAGTTTTGCTCGATATGCCCAATGAACTGACGAACGAGTTGTGGATTGCCGTAGGCAGCGCCATTCCAACTTGGGGACCCGTTCAAACAAAAAACTAAGTGCCGAGGCGGACCTTCATAATCGCCTCGATGAACTGGAGACGGTCGTCAAGGAAGCGGTAGCGAATGGAACACAGGATGTGGCTCTGAGCCTGTTGCTCGAAATCACTCTGGCGTCCATTCATAGTAACCGGCCAGTCTTTCCGACAATTGCTGAAGAACCCTTGTTTTATCGCCGCTATATCGTGCGGTGGATACAAGAGGCATTGCACGACAACAAGGACCTACAAGATGCAGAACAATATGGACTGGATGAGCTGGCGCGCCGGCTCTCCGGGACATAGGAAGGAAGAGGACAGTGAGGCTACGCCTCCGGTCTCACTGCCCTCGACTTAATAATGAACCACCTCAAACGTTTTATCCGTGAATTGCAAGACAACAGTACCAATGTTCCATTTCCGCTCCAGCAAAAGGCAGCGGAATTCATCGCGTCTGCATGGAACACGCGTCCGGATGATGCGGCTACTCAGGCAATGCCGGCAAGTTTGGGGAAGGAATTATCCGTTTTTGGTCCTGCGTCAACCATTGGTGAAGCAGAGAATTTGATCCTGGCTTCTCACTACGGCACCATGGGCGAGTTGGCCCAGGGTGTAATACATAATCCGCGCAGTAGTATGGAAGTCGGCGACGTTTTTGGCGTTACAACGCAAGCAGGGTTGGAAAGTTTTCACAATTACGATCCAAGCAAAGGATCGTTTGGCACTCATTTAATTTATTCAATGCGCGATGCTCTAAAAACTTCTGGACGCACCTCCGTTCCGAGCGGTAGTGATGCGCGCCTGGAGAGTATTTCCACGGACAGTTTCCGTGATCCATCAGAAGATCCGGCTGGCTATGTTTCTCCTTGGGGAGGAACAACTGCTCCTTATGGAACACCTGACGGAGAACAACCTTCCAACACAACTTGGTATCAGGAATTTCTTCAATCCCTGAATGGGGGTTCTATCCCGACCGGATTGTATGCCCCCGCCGGTCAGGGGTTGATGTTGGGCGGACAACTCAATCCAAGACTTTCTATTCATCCATTTCAGGGTTCGCAACAAGTTACTGTCAACGACACCGATATTCGTGAATACGCTTCCGCCGTAGACAGTGGAGTACCTTTATCTGCCAAGCCCGGACTGGAAGATCGCGTGGCAACTTCCCTTCGCAAATTGGCCGGTGGATTGCAGGGCAACGATACGGTTGGCGGTAACGCGCTGGGTTACAACATGCAGCAGGCGGATCGCGAATTTTACGCACAGCCGTTTGGAATGCAGGAAGCTCGTGGTAGTACCTTCGGGGAAAGTATCGGTTCTTCGGAGAACTCAGTTTTGCAGGCGCAAGGTACTGATACCTCGATGCGTTCGAGAACGCCGGAACTCATGGAAGCTAATGCAGGCAATGGGCAAAACTTCTTCGATGTTTCTGGCGGACTTCGCTCTTTAGCTGCAACTCCATCTCAGATGGTGTCCGCAAACATGGTACATGATATTCGCGTTACTGGAAAGATGTCGCGAAATCCCGACGGGAGTTTGCGGGCCGTCAGTCGCGTTAAGTACAATGAAAAATTTGGCGATCAGCTTACGCAGGAAAACCGTGCAGGCTATGCAGCCGCAAATCGTGTCAACCCATCCGATATCGATGCTTGGGTGGCTTCTCACGGCGACTTGACCTCTGGCGTTGCTGGTGTTCCTGAAGAATACGTTGGTCAATATCGTTCTTATATGGAAAATCCCGGAAAGTCTGGCTCAATGAGACCCTTCACAGAAATGCCCGAACCGGTTCATGCGAGCGCCGGGATCTATGCTCCTGCTAAGAATGGCGGACAACCCCCTGTACCGCCTACTCCTCCCGTCGACCTTGCCACACCTGAACCTTCCGACGACGGAAACTTTCATGGTGGTTCCGCCAAGGAAGCCATGGCTTATATTCAAAATAACCACGGCGACTTTGTAAAGAACTTTTTGGGTACTGGCGAAACCAAGATGGAAGATTTTAAAACTTGGCGAGCTGGTTTATCTGAAGCCCAGGGTGCATCGTTTGATCGTGCTTGGGGAGTTGTGATGCAAGAAAAGGGTATCGCAGATAAATTTGGAGCTCCATCTGAGTGGCATAGGGCCGTAGTTGCCAACGGTGGATGGAGAGGTTCTGCTCCCAAAAATACTCCCGAACAGTTTACTCAACCCGTTCCCGAAACAACGAGTTCGCTGATTGATTACGCGGGACGCGATCATATCGCCGGAATTACAGACGATGGGATGCAGCGGGCAGCTCAGAACCACGTCGAACCTATTCAACCGGTTCAAGCTTCTGTACCCGAGCCCAACGTTCCGCTTCCCGTCGATTTCGATGTCGATCCCGTTAGCGGAAATAGGCATTCGGCTAATGATTATGCTCCGTGGGAACGTGCTGCGCAAAATCAGGGCGCAAGTGTATTCGGCGCCGGGCGTGGGCCTTCAGGCGCTCATACGCCTTCCTCGAACCGCGTCACCGCTGAATATCTTGCTGACTGGAAGGTTAATTCTGCGGATTTGTCCCTTCGGAATACCGCCGGTTTTCATGATGAAAGACTTGGGTCTGCGGAAGTAATTGCATACGATAGAAACACAAAAGAACCATCAAGTGTTCATTTGACTTCTGATGGACAGGAAACTCTGTCTGCTCAAGGCGTCAGTACTGCTGTTTCGTGGGCGCAACAAGCTACCGGGCAGGCCCTAAATTCAGGTGCTCTCACTGATGGTATGGATGCCAATTCGGCTTCTGCTACGATGCAAAAAGCTGTTTGGAGAGCTCTTGACGGCATTGCTAAAAAATATGTTGATGCTTTAGGCGGAGACGATCCCGATCTGAAACTTGCAGCAGAACGCCGGGCTGTATCCATCAAGACTGTTGCCGGAAAAATTGCCGGTTCCGTTACCGGTAATATGAGGGAAGACCTCGACCAGCAAGGTGATGACGGGCGCAATCGCGCTATTCGTTTAGGCAAGGATACTGATCTTGCTCAATCCGCAATGAACTCCAACCCGGAGTTTGCGAGTTGGGTTGACGGTCAACCCGGTGGATTGAACGGTGTACTAAATGGTCCCCAGCGGATTATAAATGCCGGTGACGATGTATTCAGCGTAGGCGGGAGTAGTTTCGGTGGCCGCGGTGGCGGACCAGGTGGACCTTCTGGCGGTGCGGGTGGTCGTTCCATTTACCAAACTCCTGCTGGTCGTTTCATGATGGAAATGGCAATGGCTTCGTATGCTTGGAAAGATACGGGCGGAGCGGTTCTCACCGAAGCAGATGCCTATGGAATGTCGCAGGCTTATCAGCAATCCTTAGCGGCTTATGGTGGCGGGTCTGTAACAGGAGCTCCCGCGTATGCTGGTCAAAAGTCGGTCGCTGCAAGCGAAAGCGGTAGGCTGGCTTATCAGGCTTACGGCGGTTTCGGCAATATCGGTTTCGGTATTGGCGGCGGAGCCATAGGTAATGGGTTAATTCAATTAGGCAATGCCGGCAAAATTGCGGCTGGCGCCGGAATTATGGCCGGAGCTGCCGCTTATGGAACGACCTTCCTTGGAGAGGGAGCTTTAGCCGGAGGGATGATTGGCACTGAAGGCGCGATTGGGGCGGCGGCTCTTCCTATTGGCATTGGTGTAGCCGCCGCGGTAGGTGCGCCATTGCTTGGTATGGCTGCCTTCAATGCGTTCACGGGCAATACTCCTGATACGGGTTTATCTCTCATGAATGTTGCTCGCACCGAAGCCATGGCTGGCGGTGAGATGTGGCAAGGTTCAACTAATGGGAACGTTGGTGAGTGGGGAATGGGTGTTCTTCGCACCATCAATCCTCTTGCAACCACTGGATCGCAGATCCAGGAGAACTTGTCGAAAGAGTACCCCGGGTTATCCAAGATCGAACAGTATAAACAGGCTCTTGGCCCTGCACTCACAAAACAGTTCCCACAAGCCGCTGCGTGGTTGGCTGGTTCAACCCCTCAAGAAGATCAAATTCAGGCATTGACTACAAAGATTGCTGCTGACACAGGTCAATCTGAACAGGCAATATCTGCTCAACTTCAACCGATCCAGTCAATGCTCGGAGGATTGGGAACCGCAAAACAAACTACTCTTGCAACTCAACTAGTAGACCTTTCTCAGGCGACCGGCCAGAACGAAGCCGGGGTTGCGGCCCAGATGGCTTCCTTGCGCGGCCTCGCTCCGGGCACAACGGGATATGCTTCTCTCGTACAACAGTATGCTGATATTGGTACGGGACCATCTACCAACCAAGAACGTTTGAGCGCGCAGCTTCAAGCCCAGAGTGACGCTCAGGGTTTCTCTGAGTTCGCGCCTTACTTGCATGGCACGACCACTGATGCTGCTTCGCTTTATTACAGCACAAAGATGACCATGCCGCAGGCGCAGCAATTCGCGTCCATTGCTTCAGCCGCGGCTTTGTCGCAGGGAAGTCAACTCTCCTTGGGTCAAGCCCTAAGTCTCGGGGCAGAAAGTCAGAACCTCGGAAAGTATTCAACTTCCGTTGGTTCGATGGCTTCTCAGCTTGACATGATGGGAATTGGAAACTTCTCGCAAAACTACTCGCAACTCGGTGGATTGGTATCCAATGGTGCCAACGTTCCTGAGATGCAGCAGATCATGTCGGGCAATGCTTATGCCTGGTCTGCGTACGGAAGACAAGCCGGGATCGGCGCTGTTCAGACTATGCAAGCTAATGGCCTTGCCGAAGGTACGACCGATATATCTGGGCTGCTTCAATTTGCACGTCAGCAACCGAATGGTCAGGCCGGATGGACGAACACGCAAGCCTTGTCATCTGCCGGCATTACAAACCCTGGTATTCAGCAGTCCTTGATAACAGGCGGAGCCTGGCTGGCACAGACCACGCAGGAACAGACGCAACAAGGTTACCAGATGCAGGGTTATGGGATCCAACAGTCCCAACTCTCAAGTAATCTGGCGTACACCAATCAGTCCTTCGGCTTCCAACAGGAGCAGACGGGTATCCAGTGGGGAGCCACTCAGTACGGGTTTGGTTCATCGCAAACTCAGTTGAACCTAAGTAATGAGGCGTTCGCACAGAACCTGTCTCTCTCCAGGCAGCAGAACGCTACCAGTTATGCCTACCAGACCTCCAGCGCCGCCTTCCAGCAAGGCACTATCAAGGAGCAGGAACAGTTTTCTCGTCAGGACTATAACTTCGGTGTACAGATGAACCAACTTCAGTATGGTTGGAACCTCTCTGATGCGAACCTCGCTATTTCCCGCTCCACTGGCTTCGAGCGCGCGCAACTTGTAAAACAGCGCGACCGCATGGTGGAAAGCAATACCCTGAACGTCAATCACGCCGCTCAGGACGAAAGTAACCAGGAAGATCTGTGGAAACGCGAAGATGCTCAGTATCAAAAACAAGTTGAGTACAACACCAAGATGCAGGCTTTGGAACTGGAGGCTTTCAATAACGAAGAGAGCCAACACAAGAAGATGTCTGATCTTGACCAGAAGAACCTGGACGAACAGATCAAGGTTCAAACCGAACTTCATAATCTGGAACTTCAGATGCAAGCGGCTGCACATGCTCACGACATCGAGAGCCTGACATTCTCTCAGGAACAACTTGATCTGCAAATCAAGATCAACCAATCTGCTTTCACGTATCAGCAGAACATGGAAGCCTTCACGCGTTTGCAGGCTACGCAGTCCGCTACATGGCAACAGATAACGTCTTATGCGCCCGCATGGAAAGCAATGATGGATGGTTGGCTGCGCTTTATGCAAAGCGCCGAAAACATCAGAATACCCAGTGGAGTAGGTCAATAATGAATGCTTACATTACGCTTGACGGCAAGCAATACGCCACGATCCACAAACAATGGACACCCACACAAGACCGTCCCGTTGTGGTCAAGAAACTTCTATCGGGGAACCGAAACGTGACCTTTGGCCCGTCTTTATCTCCTCAATGGGCAGGCACGCTTTCCGTGCCTGTCACTCCAGCCACCGGATACGGGTCGGTTGCCGACCTGCGCACTACTTATGCAAAACTCAGCACACTTACCTTTATTGATCACTACGGTGTGACTTACACCGTAGTGATTGATCGCCATGTTGGAGAAGCCTCGCTTACTCCAATGTGGGATGCCAGCACAAATATGTTTCAGATCAACATCACGTTGGTGCAAATCTAATGAAACCAGGAATGTCATCCCTTCTTTCTCTTATTCCCAAACCGAAAACCGTGGGGGCTCGGGTGACTTTTCGTTCCAAGAGACCGGCGTTCTCAAATGTTGCGCTGACGGACAGTCTTGGGATCACCGACCCGACCCTGATCGATAGTTGCGTTTATGGAACTGGAATTCTGCGCGTCGTAAACAACCCCGCCAACAACCATCTCTACACTCAGAACATCACGAGTATTTCCAGTGCGTGGCCGGCATGGGTAGACAGCGGGATCATCCTTTTGACTGGATCAAATCCCGGAGTAGAGGCTGGTTACGTGTGGTACCAGAAGTCCGACAACACCATCAATTATCGAAACTTTGCCGCCTTTACAATCGAGGTTTCTGCTTCCATCAGTTATGCCTATCCAGCCGTACTGGCTCCAGTGACTGTAACGACTTGCTACGCGTTCTATTACGCCACTCGATGGAATATCGCCTACATTGCCTCGGGCGTTTCGACTGTCTGGGCCGGCGGAGTTTTTGGGATAAAGTCGACTACTGACCAGTTCGACGCAGTTACCACCACTGACCAATTCGGAAATGCCGTCGACTATGTGTACTACCAGGACTTGGATGCGGGCCGCGTGATTGAACTCTCGTATCGGCCAACCACCTACACTTGGGGCCAACCCCGTTCGATCATTGCCATCGATGCCATCAATGCTCTATACGGCTTGAAGCTGTATGGCGCCAGTCTGATCAATGGTATGTCGGTTGTAACTGGCCGCCTTACCCGTACCAGCGACGGAGACCCGGTTTCCATGGATGTCTACCTCATAGGCCCGGAGATATACACCCTGGGGCGGGATATGTTCATTTCGGCCACACAGGTCGGCGGGAAACTTCTCTTGGTTGGCACGCAACTCGTGACTGCTGGATGTGCCCAGTATGCTCTGGCGACAGCCACGAACTTGTTTGGCGTCGATACGGCAAGTCTCAAACTGGCGACGTCGGATATCGTGAACTTGAACCTGGTGGAAAGCGAGAACCGCAGTTCCACGCTTCAACTCACCATGTCGCCTGCACTTTACCCGCACGCAGCCCTAGTCAGAGGAGCCGAAGTGATCCTCGAAGTTTCCTACAACGGAAACTATGGCGTCGCCTTGACTGGCGAGATCGACCGTATCCTTTTCTCTCGAGGCGAAGGACAAGACTTGGTCGTTTATATTACCTCCACGTCCACCAAACGTCTGGCCGGCTGGCAGCCCGACCAGGGGATTTATATCCCATCCCAAACCACCGCCATTGGCGCTGCGTCTGACCTCACTCAATTCGTTGAGGACGATGGTGGCGTCATGCAAATCTGCGGGACATTCCAAACTGGCAAGGGTACGATTTATAACGATACAGACGCCGGCTGGACCTACACCGGCGCGTGGGGCACAGATGCTACTCAAGGATGGAACCCTGTTACTGGAGTATACGGTGCTTCCGTTCATTACAACAATACTTATACTGGTACGCAGACCGCTGTGTTTGTTTTCACAGGAGTAGGTTTTATTTTCTACTACACCAAACTGAACAATCGCGACAAAATTAAGGTCAAAGTTGATGGAGTAGCAGTCGCCACTGTAGATGCTAATAACGGTAGTTCAACTCCCGTGCAAGGATCTTATGTCAGTAGCGTTTTCGCGTATGGTTCTCATACTGTGACGATTACTCATGGAAGTGTTTCTGGACAATACATCGATGTTGACGCCATCGAAATATTCACTTTACCAACCAACGCGGTGGCTCCTGGGAATTTCAATCAATGGAATATGATGTACACCGCTTGCAATTCATCGCGCGGTGGTGTTATGCGCGCGCGTTTTTACAACGAAGCCATTACAGACCTGACCACCCACAACCCGCGTTTCGGTGTCGGTCTTAACTACTATCGTGAATGCGCCTCAGATGCTGCCACTCGTCTTGGTGTGAACTATGACAAAGTTGGCCCAAACCAGCTTCAGTACAACGGCCTTGTGGCGATTTACAGCCGCAATGAAGCTGGCGGTTCCGAAGGTGTCGCTCTGTACGACTGGAAAGCCAACGTTATGACTTCTTTGGCTACCAGGACCCTTACAGCCGCGAAGGGCGCCATGATCTGGTTCCAGATGTACTTTGTGGAAGGCGTCGTCAAGGTAGACTATCAAGTAGACGGCGCAACCACGTGGACAAATCTGATCTCTTATTCGTACAACAGTTCCAGTCCATGGGCTAATCAAAACCTTGGGCATGGTTTCATTGTGATGCAGCAACAATTAACCAAATCTGTTAATTCCTATGAATTTGGAAGTGCAGATATGGTAATGGGTTTGTCCAGTATCAGTTCTCTTCCATCCTCTGGCAGTTTGATGGTGGATCAAGAAATATTGTCTTACACATCGAAAACTGCGTTTACAGACGCGTCTCTTGTGGCGTCTACGTACCCGATAGCAAACTGGCAGGCGTTTCGTTTGATCCCAGGAAATGGTGCAAGCACTGCTTATCCGTGGATCCCTGTATATGGATATCGATCCTATGGATCGAACGCCCTGCTCGGCGCAGCCATAATTTTTGTTGGATTGAGACGGTCAATTCAATGCCAACTTTTCGATCCGGTAAGTAACTACAACGCTCCCAATCTGACCCTTTGGTATCCGAACAGTTTTACTTATTATCCTGGGTGGTTGATGGACATCAACGATACAACCAAAGGTTTTTGGGGTCCCTTGAACGGCTGGAGTGGATCATACGAATATTACCAGTTGTATTACTTCAACGAAGACCCCACTTCGTTTATTCCGACCGATGGTGTCACTAACTATCAAGGTCTTTCTAATATACCCTACTTGCTAAAGCAGAGCGTTCGGATTGCACCCGGCGTCAATATTTCTGCGCGTGGAGTATCCGGTACGTCTGCTATCGAACACGATAACGGGAAAGCATATTTAGTTATTCCTACTCAGCTTTATTGCAACCAAATTGAGTATTTCACACAAGACGAAGATGTTTCGCTTGGAGATGCTCTCCAGCATGTGATTGGGCAGACTGGCGGAAAAGCAGAACAAAACTTTCTTATCGACCAGGATCAGATTGGCGCCGCAGGCACCTGGACGAATGTCCAAATTTCTGATACCAGCCTGATCAACTTTATCGCCGAGGCGTCAATCCCTACTTTGGCGAACAACGTCGCAGTAGGGATGGCGTTTCGCTCGCCAACTCCTGTCCCAGTGAGTGCCTGTCCAGTGAATGGATACTGGCTGTCCTTGACTTACAACGGAACAAGTTCTCTGATTTCTCTCTATTCTTATGTTTCGAGCGCGCAGACCCTGCTCAAGCAATACACCATTTCGTCTCTTGTTCAGGCCGGGAGACTGAAGGTCTCGCTTCACGCAAATGTGATCTCCGTCTGGCTGGACCATAAGTTCCTGTTTTCTTTCAACGACAGCACCTATACCGCCGGAGCCTACAAGGCGTTCACGATCTACAATCCCGGCGGCTCACCCACAAGCGCCTGCCACTTCTTGTATTCGGAAATCAACGATCTTCTCGCGGACATTACAGTTGGGACGCGAGGAAATGGGATGCAATGCCTGGATGATATGACCAATAACCGCCGCGTATATTTCCGCTCAAACGCCGATGGCAGCATGTTCTTCTGGAAAATGCCAATTGCTGGCGGGACGCTCCCCGACATCGTGGTTTCAGCCCAGCACGAGATCGACGATACACGTATAACCCGCATGCGCCTGGAGGGACTAGACGTGGTGGAGACGGCTGACTTCGACGGACTTTCCGCCGTCGGAAACATCTTCGAGGACGATAGTTCTTACTACTCCAATTCCGTACTGGACGAAATGGGTGAGGCTGCCTATTATCTCAACGCTTCGAGACAGCGTTCGGAGTTCTGGAACCTAGATACGGTTTTTCACCCGGCTCTTCAGCCAGGCGATCTGGTGAGTGTTCCCATCGCGTCCGAGCCCGGGACACCGATCAGTATGGGAATTATGAGTACCCAGTTAACTCTTGGTTTCAATGGCGATACGTTCGATATCTCATCTTTGGTTCAAGGATTTACCGCATGAGCGACTTATACGCAAACCTAAAGAAATTCGCAGATACTCAGGACAAGAACCGGCCCAGCAAGGGGACGGTCTTTGCTATTGACGGCATCACGGTGGACGTCTTTATCATGGCGCATTCGACTGTTCTGCGCCATGTTCAAACGATTGGCGTGGCAACGGCTATAGGCCAACCCGTGACCCTTTCCTGGGACAACGGAGTACCAACCGCTCACATTGTCGGGGCAACCGCCCCTTCCCCAATCGTCCAGAACAACATCCTTACCAACCCTTCCTCTCAAGGCGCCCCATCAACGGGTGATGTGGACATGGGCAACTACAAGATCGTCAATCTGGCTGCGCCAGTCAGTCCAAACGATGCGGTCAATAAACAATATACAGACAATTACGCCACCGGCATTCAACCGGCGATCAAGTGGATCATGTCTCAAACTTATATCTAAGGATCAACTATGGCCCCTAACATTACTCCTGTTTTTGTTCTAATGCCCGCTTTACATATTGGAACGTTTAATACAGCCAACACCGGACGCGATGGCACGGGCACTATTCAATCCATGGTGACTGGATCGGCAAATGGCAATCGCGTCAAAAAGATCACGGTTCGCGCTTTGGCTACTACAGCCGCCGGGATGATCCGGTACTGGGTAAACGATGGTTCTGGTTGGAAATTGTGGATGGAAATTCCAGTTACAGCTATTACCGCATCGGATCACGTGGCCGCCTGGGGCAACCAACTCCTTCTTCAAGGCGAGAATGCCCTTGTGCTGCCCACTAGTTACTCTCTGGGCGTTTCTACAGAGAAGGCTGTTGCATTCAGCTATGTCGTAGAAAGTGGTACTTACTAAATGAACACAGGATTTCAATTCGCTCTAGGCCAAAACCAGGGCGCCTGGTACGGTACAGGCGACCCAATGGACGCCGTGAACACGCAAGCTTCCGGCGTCGGAATGTGTAATCCTGGAGTTATCACAAATTCTTCCGGGATGATCTACAACAACTTCAACTTCCAAAACGGTCTCCAGACCATGGGGATCGACAATGTTACATCCACCTTCATGCTGGGTTCGGACATCAGTGCACCTGCTACAACGTCTTTTCTGGTGACGGGTTCTCAGCTTATATACAACGGAGAGACCCTCTCCGGCGGAGATGTTCTCTTTGGCGACAATACTGCCGGAAAAGCCAACATGCACTGGAATTCAATGGCGGGGCAATTGGAGTTTCGAGGCGGGACTACCGTCAATGCCTATGTAGATGTAGATGGGAGTATCAAGGCTGCCGGTGGTGCTTTGACACTGAATGCGACTGGCTTGACTATTCAGTCCGGTATAGGTTCTCATCATAATATCGCGTGGGTTGAAGCCGGAAGCGGGAACACACTACTGTACATCAATTCTCAGCAGTCTTCTTCGTACTCCGATGCCTATTTTATGGTGTCGGCAGACCCATCTGGGTTTATGGCAAACGCCTCCATGGTACTCCGTGCTTCTGCGCAAGACGCAAGAAACGCCAATATCAATATGATAGCAATCAACGGAACCAGCACATCGATTTCGTTAGATGCCGATTTTGTTGGCATAAACACATTGTCTCCTTCTAAAAACCTGGATGTTAACGGTACGATGGGCGTGTCGGGTACTGCTACTCATAGCGGAGACTTGGTTGCTAATGGCAAATTCCCGGTTCGCATAATATTGTTTACAGGATGCGGCAACGCAACTGTTCCTAATGGGGCAACATATTCCGCTGGCCCTGGATCTGGAACTATATCCGCGACGATTACCAATAATCTACTCAGCTCCTTTCCCGGAACCCTGATTGTGGATCGTGCTTATGTTCAAACCGCAACGTCACAGCCGTCAAGCGGATCTCTTGTTATTTCCGTTGCGCTCGCCGGCGTCACCTCTTCTATAAGCATTACTGTTCCTGCCGGCTCAGCAAGTGGAAATTACTACGATATTTCCCACACTGGAGGCTGGGCATCCGGTACCGGTTTTTACTGGATACTTCAGAACAACGCAACTGCCGCGAGTTGCCAAATTCGCAGCATCTCGACGAGTGCATATTCTACAAGCATGTAAGGAGACAAAATGTCAGATCCAAATTTCTATCAAACCGTGAAAGTTGGCGACGAGGTTTATTGTGGAGACGCCCACTACGGTGGCGTTCCATTGGTGTACAAAGTCATTGAAATCAACGGGAACGAATATCACTTGCTTGATACAGTGAACGGTCACACGGTCTTTATTCCGGATGACCCAACTCAAATCAAACCTATCAAATAACGGAGACGCACATGAAAAAAAATCTGAACCAACCCATTGTAAATCTTGAAGACAAGCCGATTGTCGATCCCGAACGCGAGGGTTCGCCCTCGTTGACGCTGGCGCATGTTTGCATGAATGCTTTGCTTTCAAGGAAGCCCAATGAGACGATTTCAGGAGAAGAACAAGTCCGGCGCATGGGTTTCGCTCTTCGCATCAAAGCCGCCGAGAAAGATAATGTTTTGATCGACCTGACAAGCGAGGAAGTTGTGTTACTCAAAACTCAGATTGTCATCATTTACAACACGTTGATCACCGCTCGATGCTTGGTTATGCTGGAAGAATAAATATCTTATTGGTAGGAGTATATTATGCTGGAAGATCCATTGAAAGGAGATCCCCAGGGGAACGTTTTAGCTCAAATCCTGACCGCGCTAGGCGGCTTCAATGCCCGCCTCATCGACATTAACGAGCATGTTCAGGATAGTCATCGCGCCCTGAGAGGGTACGATGCAGAGCCCGGCTTAGTGGCGATCACCGATGAGCTGCGCAAGGAAGTGGTGGAGTTGAGTCACAACACCTGTGCCGACCACGATACCCTCGCTGCATTGGTGAAGCGTATTGACGCTCTTGAACAATACAACGTCGACTACCCTCCTCTTGTCTGGTTGATGCGCCACAAACTCAAGGTAGTCCTCTTCTGGGCCGCCGGCGGGCTGGCGCTCATGACCATCCTGCTTTCCCCCGTTCTCAACAAGGACTTTGTCGCGATGATCCTGCATCTGCTTAGGATCCCCCAGGAAGTGATCGACTTCTACGTTGGGAAGTAAAATAAGAGGTGACTTTCTCTTTACATCAAGCCTTCAAGAAACCCTCCTTTATGAGGGTTTCTTCTTGTTCATCAACTTTTTATTCCTTTTCATCCTTCTACCTTTATCCTGTTGACAACAAACTCGCCGTTCTTATATTCTAAAAGAATTCCCACATCATAATAATCAAACCTACACCACATCTTTATCTCCGCCTTTAGGCCAACCGTGTAGTATCCAATGGGATAAAGTGAGCATCCCATGAAAACTAGTGTTTGGGATATTATTAAGAATACCATAGAAAGGATTGGTATCCACATGCCTACATTCAATAAGGGAACATTCAAGCATGGCGGAGAACTTATAGAATATGACGCAAGGCCAATCAAAGGGTTCAAGATTTCTAGTATTCGCAGATGGGATAAGCCTTATGCTCCCGGTGATGCAGTTGAATTTACTCTATCGTTGAAAGGAGTTGGAGGAACTTTTGCAGGAGTTCAAATACTTGCACGTCAAAATGGTGGACAGTTGCAATGGGTAGCAAATTTTTCCGTTAAAAAAACAAAAGAGACTTATCGCGTGCCAGCTACAATTTTAAGTGGTCAAGGTTCTATTGACTATTATATGAGGTCTCTCGGATTTCCCGATCCGACTATACTTTTAGCGAGTGTAGAGCCAACCCATAATGATACTTGGATGGTTTTAATTGCTGGTGGGATCATAACAGGAATAATATCTTTAGGTTGTGTCATCGTAGCGTGGTTATTAGGGTTGTTTCAAGTCACCCCATATTGGAGATTGTTTATAAAATGATTAGGTAGTTATATCGTTGACAGACCATTGAAGAAATTGTAGTGATTTTGGCAGTTTTTTTGGGGTCTGTCAATCATATACCAAGATTGAGGCAATTTCGTGTCAGATGTGGTATTTGAGTTATAAAGGTAAGGGAATAATATACTTCGCAAACGCAAGGGTGAAATTAGAACAAAATTCTCAGAAACAACTGTGCTAACCTCTTGACGGCTCTAAGATTCGCGTATACAATTCCTTTAAACTTGCAGAAATGTAAGGAAAAAAAGAAACCCCGTGTTAGAAGCACGGGGCGATAATGAGAGTAGCAGACGGTTCATCTCCTCAGCTACTGGCTTTTAATATAGTCCAACTGTTCTATTTTGTCAATACTTTTGTTCTATGTTAATAAGTGGGGAAAAGTAGCACGGCCTGCCAACTCTCTTAATCTTGTAGAGTGAATAGGCAGACCGTGCCAAAGGAAAACAACTATGTACAACTATACTACCAAAAAAGCTAGAATTGGAGACACCTTCCATACTGGGCAAACATGTCCAGAGTCAGGTGTGTATGAGTTTGCATCTCATACCTCAGTTTCAAGTCATGTACCTACTGCGGGAGAAAGAACCATCCCTCTAGTAGCAGGAAAAACATTTCCCCCATGTCGCGGTTGTACTAGCGGCGTGATCTGGAAACTTAAGGAATACGCGTAAGCGTATATAGATAAACAATAGGTATGGTCTGCCTATTCACTCTATAAGACAAAGCGCCGCCCCATTGCTGGGGCGGCGTGCGTTAAATTCCTAATTTGCCTTGTTCTTCCTCTTTTTTGCTATCTTTTCTGCCTGCTTAAATGTTCCGTGTTCAGATGGAGGCATTGCAACTTCTCTATCATTCAAGAGGTCTTCGATTGTCGGGATTTGAATACTGGGTATTGTCGGCGCCATTCAGATGTTGTATAATAGGATAGACACTAACCTTAAAGAAAGGGCGGTAGGTCTGTATGACCCGGTTGACAAAAGAGCAGGCTGATAAATTAGTAAAAGCCAAGAAAACTATTACATCTTCTGTTTCTTGGAAATCGGCTGGTAAGAATATTTGGAGATTGGAGGCTAGAGCGCTAACAACAAATACAAAGGAAATTTTAATCTTGAAAGGATATATTGGCAAAGTTAATTACAGCTTTGTATTATTGTATAATAATAATCCAATCCGAAAATTTACTAAACATTATAGGCATACTTGGAACGGAATTGTATATCTCAAGCCTCACAAACATGTTTGGAATGAAGTAACCGAAGATAAAGAAGTATATATTCCGGGAGACATTGACCCCCAAAACGACATTAGCCATCAATTCTTAGCTTTTTGTACTGAATGTAATGTTGAAATAAAAGGCGGCTACCAGACCTTTTTGCTTGAAGAGACAAGAATATGAATGAGTCTTTATGCGACACAACAATTGTGCAATTTATCAAGCATTTACAAGATGGTTTTACCGCGTATCAACTTGAAAATAGGTGTATCGTCATCACACCATTTCTATACCCGGATTTTGCATCCATTGAATATTCAATTGAGCCCGTTGGTGATGGTTATTTATTAACTGACAACGCTGAAACGCTCAACATGCTTTATATAAATGGATTAACCGTTGAAACTAACCGAGATTTATATAAACAAATTTCGCAAATCGCAAAGAATTATGGTGCAGAGTTAAATGGATCTGATATTTCGGTAATCGCGCAGTTCAATAATCTCGGAGAGGCGTCCTACCGGCTTCTAAACGCGTTGCAAGCAATTGGACATATTCTATATAAACGTAGAGCAATTTCTTTCAACGCTTTTGAAGATGAAGTAGAAAAAGTGTTTATTGCCAATGAAGTTAAGTATGATTACAACTATTTGATTCAAGGACATGCAAACACCCATAAAATCAAGTTTCATGTAAACACCAACCGCAATGTATTAATTGAGCCAATCACGGCTGCGTCTTTTTCAAGTGCAAGGAATAAAGCCAAATTAGTGGCTTATAAGTGGTTGGATATTAGACAAGTTAATCAAGTTTTGCGCTTTGTAGCCGTCATTGACGATAGAGATAAAAAATGGGACAATGTATGGAGTGATGAAGAGGCGCGTCGTACTATTTTTACTCACTCGAATGATGTTATCCGATGGACAGAAGAACAAGCCAAATTAATTAATATTCTTACAAAGTGATGGATTATATGACAACGGTAAATAAGAAAGATCAGAAAAGATAACAAACGAAAAACCAATATCACTCTACCCTTTTGATTTCAGAGAGATACTCGCGGCTACATTGAAAATAAAACCAAAATCAAAAACGCCCAAGAAGAAACAGAAGGGTCAAAAAAAGACTGGCTAGTTGCCAGTCTTTAGTTTATAAGCTAAACCTTATAAGTTCATTTATCAGACTTTCTTCGGTTATCTTCTTTGCATCGCATCTTACAATTCTCAGAACTTGTTTTACCGCCTTCAATCCAGGGGGTTATATGGTCTGCCTCCATCTCTTCTATCTTCCATTTCTTTTTACAATCAGGACAAATACCTTTTTGTCTTTCATACGCTTCCCTTTTTTGTTTATCATCAAACAATCGAATATTCAGGAACTTTTCTTTTCTTGTCAGGACATAAGAGTAAATACCTTTTTTGTTAGTTACATCTTCGTCCTCCATCAATTTGGCAATTTCCTTTTCCAACTTTTTTGCATCAAGTTTTTTGTCTTTATACTCATTGTATAAAAGCCCGAACGGAACTCCCTTCATTTCTTTACGATAGTTGATGAAGACTAATTTAACCCAATTAATTACTGCTTGAAAATATTCCCACAAAACTTTTGCGTTTTTGTCGCTCTGATGCTTTGACATGTAGCCCTCAATTTTTCCCTCTGAAATCCAGTCAATAGCAGTTTCTAAATATTCTTGTCGGTTAGCGGCTCCGCTTAAATAATCATCGCCTATTTTTGGACGGCTGTTTTTAGAAAAGTAGCGTTTGGCATCAGTAACCCATGAGCCTGAATAAACAGCATTTCGCAATTCTTGGCCTGTTAGTTCTTCTCCCGCAATGTTTATCGTTCTGAACCAATCTAACCTTTCGCTGTCAGTTCCTGAACAAAAATAAATCATCATGGGGTAGTTTAAAATCTGTTCTCGCTTATCTTTTAGGAGATTATGAAATGCTAATCCGTTAATTGAAAAATCACCAGCTACATATTGGCATATTGAAATTGTTCTTTGTTGTCCGTCTATTATTTCAAAGTTGCCATCATCGCGCACAGCCCAATACATTGCATTGAGGGGAAAATCATTTTTTACGGTATTGATTACAGCGTCACGTTGCTTGTCTTTGTAGATAAACTCCCTTTGATAGGGCGGACGAATATCTAATTTGCCGCCATAGCCAACAACGCCATTTTCTTCGTTGTCTTGGTAGCCATTGGTTAATTCGCGGACTGTAATTTCTTTAAGTTCTATTTTCATAATGTCATTGGCTTTCTGTTTTTAATTACAATGCGAACATAAATAGGCTTCCCGTTTACTTGTGCCAAATATTTTCCTTGTGTATCTTCAGTAGGCCCTTCCAAAATACTATATCGGTTTAACCCGTCAACGATTTCAAACTGGTCAGGATTGTATTTATCCATAAAGGTGATTGGAACGCCAATCGCGCCTTCATAACCCATAGGAATATCTTTTGTTTTATCTACATTGATAGCGTCGTAGTGGTCAAAGGTGGGATATTCTTCTGGTGTAAATGGCTTGTAAAGGATTAAATCTTCATGTCTTTCTTTATAGTCCAGATTTGTAAACCAACGAACCCCTTTAACGCGAATAAATTTTTTTCCTTCGTGGTCAATTCTGTAACTAGCCGCGCTGAGTGGATAATCATCAGGGATGCCGAATTCTCTGTCTCCACTATGAATACTCGCACCCAACCATAATTTATTTTCTTTTATCAATTTGAATATTTCTTTGTAGGTGATTGCATTCATATTACCAATTATCAAAAACTTCTTGTCGTATTCTGTCAATTGAGCAACATATTCTCTGAATAAAGAAAACGGCGGATTGGTTACTACAACATCAGCCTGTTTCAGAAGTTCAATACATTCCTCGCTACGAAAATCTCCATCCCCTTTCAATGGTTTTACTCCAATTTCTTTCGGATCAGGTATGCTGTTCCCGTTTCTATCTCCAACGTATTCTAAATAAATGGCTTGTTCGGAGTCGTTTTGGCTAAACAAATCCATGTTCTGATTTTTATAGCAGGCAGTAATTAATTTTTTCAGACCCAGTTTTTCAAAATTATACGAAAAATAATGGAAGAAATTGCTGGTGCGTGGATCATCACAATTGCAATAAACCACTTTTCCCTTAAAGTGGTTTTTATAATGCTTCATTTCTTTTTCAATATCAGATAATTGAGTGTAAAACTCGTCCTTCTTAGCCGTGCTTGCACTTCGTAAGTTTCTGTTTTGCGCTTTTGTAGCCATTGTTCGCTTATCCATTTATTCCTCTATCAAGTCCTTTTTTCACATCCCCTGATTATACAATAAAGTCCGGTTATTCACCGGACTTTATGATTGTTTCTTTGTATATCAATCGCTTGCCTTCTATCTGCTTGATTGTTTTATTCGTTCTGCATCGGTCAAGTCACGGCTGTTTCCTACGTCGGAAAGGTTATATCCCGATGCTCATAATCATCGACGTGCTGGGTTCCGGGAAAGTAGTTTCCGATAAAATCCCGGCCATGGCGGCGACTGCCGGGTTCAGTATGTGGATGACAACCATGAAGTTGTAGAACTCCATGCCGGTGACACTTCCGCGGGCATCCACCTTCGCCAATGCTTCAACCAAAGCTTTGCCGTTTTCGTCCTCCAGCCAGGGGAGAAGATCGCCCTTGACTGCTTGGATCATCTCCGGGCTGACATCGGGAAAGTTTCTCTCCATCCATTCACTCGATGTCGATCTGGCCCGCTGCATTCCGAGCAGTAAAAGTCTTACCATTTTCATTGCTTCAGTTTGGTTCATGAGTTTCCTTTGGAAAGTGGCAAGCCGCACCATCCGCAAATAGTTTCGCCAACAGGATTGGGGGCGCCGCAGTTTGAGCAATGGCTGTAATCCGGTACATTCTTCGGTGGATCCGTTGTATCAAGAGCGGTGGCTATGGCGTCAAATGCAAATCCCATTTCTCCACTTTCTTGTCCGTAATACCATTTGATTTCAAGCAGTTGCCGCGCCTTCTTCTCTATTCTCTCCAGGCGAAGAACCTTATGGGTGGAATATTCCGCCATCTCGTTCCAGATTTTGACGGCCATCTCGTCGTCTTCCGCCGCCATGCCTCGCAAGCCACACTCCAGGCACGTTACAGCGATGCTTTGAAGGAAGTTTCCACATTGGGTTTCTTCTAAAACAGTGTCGCCGTTCTCTTCGCAGTAGGGACAGGGTTTGATGAGGGTATTCATTCTTCCGACAACCTTTCTCCGGGCCACAGGATAATGCAGCCATTGGTTTCCATGCTAACCGTGTCCAGGGTGTACTCTTCGTTTCCTTCTTCGTCAGACATCATGGTTACCCTGGCGGAAAGCGGAAGTCCTTCCAGTGCTTTTAGTAATTGCTCAACTGTCATGCTATCTCCTTGTTTCCGTTGTCGGAAAGGTTTGTGACGGGATATCCTATTGCGGTGTTTGTGCTGCCGTTCTTGACTTTGTATAAGGTGGCGCAGTTCTTTCCATCATCATCAACATACAAATTTAAATCCCATTCATCGCCAATCCCGCGCCAGTCGTCTTCAGGGAAGTTTTGCGTATCTTGCTCGGCGACGATAGCACGTGCTTTTTGAATAACTTCATCGGGAACATGCGGCTTCAGATATTTTCCATCGCAATCGTACCAAGCGCCTTCTTTGGTGCGGACCGACATGAGGCCCTGAGAGTAAACGAAGCCCACCACTCCATCAATAATGTCCCAGTTGGGCCCGATCTCACTGTCGTAATCCACGTGGTCGCCGGCCTTGAATTTGTACTTTGGTAGAACGCCTTTCATGACGCCCTTTCCCAGGCGATAGTAAGTTTCTCGCCGCGTCTGCCGGCGTCGTAAACTTCTTTCATGAAGCCAGTTACCTGCTCGCAAGATACAAGATCGCGTTCGATAATTGCATCCTCCGGATACTCACAAAGCAGAGCAACATGCAGTACCTTTGTTCCGTTGATTTTCATACCCTGTATCTCAAGGCCGTCGGAGTTGTTCCTTGACATGATTACGATATCGAAGGTCTTTGTTGGAGCGTCTTCACCGTTGAGTGCCGCGTAGAGCGCATCTACGGCAGCGCGCACTGTGTCTTCGGGTTCATCTCTCATGGCGTTGACGAGCACTTGCGCTGCGTCCTTGATCCGATGAAGCTCAAGCTGTTTTTCCTCGAACTCCAGGTTGCGCGCAGCACACCCATCGTTTTCGCAAACGAGTAAGATTGTGCTTCCTTCCACGAACCTGAACATTTTTTGACCGCATGTATTGCATTTCATGGTGTCTCCTTGTTTCCGCTGTCGGAAACGTTTCCAAGTGCCTCGACTGCAATCGCCTTCATACTTTCGATACAGTTGAAAGCATGTGTAAGTGGATCGCGACTGAAGGGACCAGCGCCCTTGGCTATTTCTCTCAAGGCCGCCTCCAGGTTTTTGGTGCGCAATCCCTCGCTTGATGCAGGGAATATAGCCGGATACTGCGCCTCGAACTCTTCCAAGTCGATCCATCTCTCGAACTTCACTGTCGCGTACGCAACTTCGTAATAAGCCAGTCCGACCCACGTAGGGCGTTCCTTGAAGATCTCCGTACTTGCCTCGGCGCGCCCGACAAGCATTCGCAGGACATTCTTGAACAGAATGTCCGCGCCGAGAGAGTTGATCAGAAATTCCACATCGCCGGCATTGCAGCCGTCCGTCTCCAGACCCAGAGCGTCGAAACGCAGGAAATGGCCGCCTTCAATAAAACGCAGGTTCCTGTCGGGAGTACTTATATCCAGAATGTTTGCTGGCAGATGATGAAACCAACAGTACCTAAGCGGCGGCTTCAAAAATACGTCGATCATTCCGCCGCGCACGACGGTTTCGGGTTTGATGGTTTCGATTTCAACTCTTACGATGTTATGTTTCACGCTGCCTCCCTTTTGGCAACATTCCAGACAGGAATGTGCGGATTTTGCGTCCAAGTGTCATCGCTTCTTCGACCAGGCACAAACAGATCAATGAGTAAGATGCCAAGTCCATCAGCGTATCCTGTACGTTCTCGCCAACCTGTTCGTTCTTCGGATTGGTGATTAGATTGCCAGCGCGGATAAACTTGTCGCTCATCCGAACCAAAACGCCGACCTCTGCCGGAATGTGAAAAACTTCCGACACACGAAAATTTGCGTAGGCATCCTTGTTGTCTTCGCCAGCATAGCCTGCTGACTTGCGGATATGCAAGTCTCTGATTTCATCCAGCAAACGCGGAATGCGGTCGGATGTTTTCAGTTCTTCGAGCAGTTCAAGGAAACGAGGATTAGCGGCCATGAAGTATTCCTTTGATCCAGGTCGTGAAGCGGCCCGGGCATTTCATTGCGACCAGTGGATGAACTTCTTCCCACCAGCCTTGATTATTGTTCATCCAATCCGTACCTTCGTAAGCCATGACGTACTGGTTCTCGCGTCTTCCGCAGAGAACGCATTCTCTACTTGCTGGATTTGCGTAAACCCAACTGTGCATTCGCCACCTCGTTGATTTTCTTGCAGTGTTCGCACTTCAGACCTTCCGGCGTCGGAAAGTGATCCATGCAGACGCCGCAGTGCGGACACCAGGTCCAGATTGTTTTGAATAAATTCACGAATAATGCCTTTCGTCTAAATCTCAGCCACGTCCGATTGGAACGTGACTGAGATTTGTGTCAAGAAACTTTACAGTCGAACAGCCGGCTCGATTACTTCCAGTTCGTCCGGTTTGCGATTTGCTTCCATCGCATCGCTCAGGTTGATGGTGTGCGTCGGCTCGCCCTGCTCGATGTCGGCCCAGACGTACATGGTGAGCTTCCCTTCAAACTCTTCGATCCAGATGATGGGCTGGGTTCCGGGGATGTCTTTCACGCCGCATCCGTCAACAATAATTTCAGCGCGATATCGACCATCCGTAAAGCTTGTGTTCATTGCAAATTTTGCCATGCTGTTCTCCTTGATAAATTTTGACGCTTTAGCAATCCAATAGATTGACAGCGTTTTTATTATTGGAAAGGTTGTCGCCACTCCGGTTCTTGCTCCCGGAGTGGCGAGTTTGCTACTTCATGAAGTCAGGGGCCGGTTGTTCTTCCACCGGCTTGCGGAACTTCATGCCGATTGCCGTCAGCGCCGCAATATATTTATCAGGCGTAAACGAGGTCATGCCCGCCTCTTTCAAGGCTGCACGGGCATCTGCTTCATTGACCCCGTACTGTTGCTGGGCCACCTTCAGCAGATTGGGGAATGTCCACGAAGGATCAATCGTCAACACAGGTTCGCTCAACGTAACGGACGCCTTCGCGGTCGGGGTTGCGCCGCCTTCCAGCCAGTCCGACAATTGCTTGAAGAACTTGAGGTCAGGTTTGACCATCTGTTGGTCGGCCATCTCCGCACAGCGGGACTTGGAAACGATGATGCGGTGATCGGTATCCACATCAAACACGATGGTGAACTCGTATTCCATGCCGGCACGCTGAATGGGGGCCAGACCAATCTTGTTGATCCGCGTCTTGTTGTCGCCGTCTTTCACCTGCTCGTAATCCATCTTCGAGCGCATGGTGCAGACGATGTGGCAAGGACTTTGAAGCATCGCATCCACCAACTTGTTGTGCAGGGGAGTGATCGAGCGCCAGGCGACGTAGGAATTGCCGCCTTTGATTTTGGCAGCGGCTTGATCGACCATATCCAACGCGCCACCTGCACCGTCCCACGCATGGGTAATGCTGTCGATGACGATGACGGCGTACTTGCTCGTGCCGTCCGGGCCCTTCTGGTCCTCCAGGAAATGGATCGCCTGGACGTACACTTCGGGATTGAAGCCGCGGCGATCCACCGGCAGCTCAATCACGTCGAACTGGAAGAAATCTGCATACAAGCGGGCAGACCCACGCTCGGTGTCGATGACGGCAATCTTTCCGCCATGAGCCAAAGCCGTCGCGCAAATGAGAGCGTCGAAAGTCTTGCCTGCACCACTGGGTCCATCAATTGCCACACGGGCCTTCAGTTGTTCGCGAACCGCAGTCTGAACTTGAAAATTAAACAATTTAGTCTCCGTAAAATTAGATTTTGTTTCCGTTGCCGGAAAGGTTAGAACGGTACGCCATCGTCTTCGTTGCTTGCGGACTTCGTTTTGACCACAAGCTCCACTTCCACAACTTCCTTGAGCTCATAGATGCCCACGAGCCGAGGTCCGTCCTGTGAACCACATTGGATAAGCTCCGTCTCGATGGTGAGCGGGCCGTCGTTCCCGTCTTCGTCGTACCGATACACGTACACTGTTTGTGGTAATTTGGTTGCCATCTTTCTCCTAGATCGTACAGATTTCAACGAATGGGCAGTACTCGCAGAGGAAACTTGGTTCGGCGCTGGGCATTTCGTTCGCCTCCAGAGCCTTGTTTAGTTTGTCTCTCCTTTCTTCGATAAGGGCTTTGATCTCCGCACTACTTCTCAGCGGAATTTCGATCAGCACCGCGCCAGTGTGCGCTTCATCGGAGGATTTGCCACACTTGGGACAGGAAAGTTCTCCTGCCTCATTGGGAAGGTAAACGACCTTACACTTTCGGCATTTCGTGGGACCCGACATGTCGATGTACTGGATTGCCGCAGACCTTACAGCCTTCCCGTTCTGGCGAAGCATTTCAGCATAAATATTGACTTGCAGTTCATGCGAACCGTATGGAAGATTTGACGGCGTTAGCCATCTGGAACTTTTGAAGTCGATGATCCTTCCGTTGCGATACACATCCATCTTGCCTTCGAGGCCCAGAGAGAATACGGGGATCTCGGCTTCATCTTCCTCGCCGGCGTGCTCCAGAACGGAGTGGGCGATGTTGCCGATCAGCTTGTACATCTGGGTGTGAATATATTCAGGCGCCGTGGTGGTCTTCGTGTACCAGGCTTTTCTAAGACAGCCGGTAAGATCGGTGACGTGAATGCCCGTGCGTTCCTTGTCATCCAGAATGGCTTTGATAAGGATGTAGTCGAAGCCACAGGTCTGACGATTTTCTTTGGCACACATGAGACATTCGCCGCGCGTCATCTCGCCTTTGCCGGCGGAACAGAGAATAGTATCGGAACGTTGATTCGCGATCATTTTTGATTACCTCGAAGTAAGGATGCTTTCCGACGACGGAAAGTAGATAGTTGTGACCAAAACGGATGTAGACTTCCGCTGCACCTGGATGCCTGACGATCATTACTCTCCAGGCATAAACGGGATTTGCAATGATCTTTCCCTGGCTGTTCTGTGTGACAACGATCTCTTTCAGCCGCAGGAAGTAACTCTCGTCTTCATGCCATTTCCATTTGGGGAACTGACCGATAGGGGAACCGCGATAAATGACACCGACAGCATTTGGAACATGGTGCATGGCGTACTCTTCTGCGGGTGTTATTTTTCTCACAGCGCCTCGAAGTCGTTCGTGGATCGATCCCACTTGAAAGGATTGGTCTGTCCGATAGAACCATTGCGGTTCTTTCTGATGTAGACCCGAATGGGAACGACGCGAATGGAGCCGTCGTTATTTTCAGGGAACTGGGCAATGTCTCTCGGCGACGGATTGGAGCCCCAGGTCATACGAGGGAACATCACGTGCGTCGCGTCCTGCTCTAATGACCCGCTATCGCGTAAATCCGACAATTCCGGCTCTGCGTCCGTGCCGCGGTTGACAATATTTCTCGACATCTGAGAAGCGATGATCATCGGAACCCGCTGCTTCATTGACAGACCGCGCAGCCGTGTGGAGGAAATGGTCGTGTTGGTGTTCAGGTCGTTGACGCGATTGTTGATGAGCTGAACGTAATCCAACCAGGCCGATTTGGCTCCCCAGCGAACGGCGTCCAGATAAACCCGGCATATTTCTTCGATGGTCGGCGCGCCCATGGTGATGATGCGCAGGGGAATGGTTCTTAGGTTCTCGATGGCTTCCTTCACCCGCTGCATCTGATCGTCTGAAAGGGCGCTTGGGTTTCGCAGAAGTTCGTTATCGATTTTGGTTTGAAGGGAAACAAGATGGCGTGCGTACTCCAATTCGCCATTTTCCAGGTTGAAGATGGCCGTAGGACGCCCCTCCATTGCCTCGTGGAACACTTCGTAGCGAATTATGGAGGACTTACCCTCTCCAGGCCGGGCAGCCACGATTACGTAGTCCTGTTCCTCGTAGAACTTGATGATGTTCTTGATGGGGATGATGTGCGGAGCCAAAGCCGGCACAAACGTACCCGACCGGCGCTTCTCGGTTACGTTCTGGAATAAATCCAGAAGGCTTCCGATGGACTGACCATCATTGCCGCGAGTGCGTCTCATGGTCAGAATGTCACTTTCGATGCGTTCCAGAAGGTCTGGGCCCGAAAGATCCATCCGGTCGCTGTCTGCCGCCCATAAAGCTGCGGAACGGCGAACGGCACGCTGAGTGGCGTTGTTCATAACGGTGGTCGCAAAGAACTCTGTGGATTGCGGAGCAGTGTAGGTGAGAAGCTCATCCAGATAATCACGCCCCATAAGGGAACCGAACTCGTGTCCAAGGCTTTCAAGGGCTTCCTGGGCCGTCAGGGATTGAAGGATAGCCTGGAGAGAAAGCTGGCCGTCCTTGCCGAAAGCAATCACGGCGGACCACAAGGCTTGATGCGAAGGAAACGCAAAGTCCTGCGGAAGTACGAATTCAGCATGACGGAACTCGTCGCCGTGAGTAATGACTGATGCAATCAAGGAACGTTCTGCTCCTGCGATTGCATTCTCGCGGGCTTGAAATGCAGCAAGTGTATTGTTCAT